ATAGATGGTAGAAAAGTAATATATCTTAAACCTAGAGTAACACGTAAGAGATTCTATGATTGGTTTGATGATGAAGCTTTTAGTCACATTAACCAAGAAGCTATTAATTATGAGAAAGCTGAGTATTTTAAGAAAGTTATCATGGGAGAGGATGATTTTACCAATGATTAATTTATCAAAATAAATTAGGAAATATCAAAAATTAATCGTATATTTGTATTAGAGGGTAGTTTGTAACTACACCAGCTCTGAAGGAGAAATTAAATAGGAGCTTAGACGTCGGGTTGTATTACCAAATAGGATAAAGTTGTCCCCGATACCTCAAAAACAGACCTTAATACAAGGAAAGACAAATAGCTGGAACATTAGGTATGAAGTATCCTGGTGAGCACACCAAACAAGTTTCCAGATAGTTAGTAATAACTAGGGCTAAAGACTGATTTGTTATAACTTATAAGGCTAAAGTAGGTTTAAAGTAATTTAAACTCGGTTAGAAGGGGAATACCATGTCCAGATAACAAATAAAATTATAAAATAAATTTGCAACATATAATAATAAATGTTATATTGATTGTATAAGGGGTAAATAAAATGGAATATAAAATACCAGTAACTAAAGAAACATATGTTAAAGCTGTACTAATGAGTATCAACTTTCTCTTAAACCTAACAAATTTTGAGATTAAGATACTTTGTGCTATGATTAACAATAACATGTTAGAGGTTAATATAGATACTAGAGAACACATAAGAAAAGTACTTAATAAAGATAAATTTATGACTAATAATTATATCAAGAGTCTTAGGACTAAAGGTGTATTATTAGATCATCCTAATAATAGTAAGGTATATTATATAAATCCTACTATTATAGACATAATTAAAGAAGGTAAAATAAGTTTTGAATTTGGTATAAATGATAACTAGATATAGATTTGAAGATATTCAAGATTTTGATGAATTTTTAAATAGTTTGTTTAATGGTTTAAAATATTATGAAAGTAAACATTTAGGTTTTAAATTTAAGATTAATTATACAAAAGATTATATTGAATTAATAACTTTAAAAGTACCTCATGAATCACTTAATTGATGATATAATAACTGATATGAAAAAGGATTATAATTTATCTAGGTTTGACTTAGAAAAGATTATAGATTCTCAATTTAAAGTTTTAGTTAATCATATGCAAAGTAAAGATTTAAGAGAAGTACATTTTAAAGGATTAGGTAAAGTTAAACCAACAACATTTTTTATAGCTTATCAAAATGGAAGAATTCAAAAAAAACCTAAAGAACATAATTCAGGGATGGGGGAACTACCTGTTCAATAATGATGCTACTAAAGAAGAAGCTGAAAAGAAAGCTTCTATTTGTGCTAGCTGTCCATTAAACGTTAATAACTATTGTTCTAAGCATAAGCAAGGTATTGTAGTAGAAACGTTTGAATATAACGAACAATTAAGATTGAAAGGTAGTATACAGAATGGTTGTGGTTGTTTTTTACCAGCTAAAACCAGGAGTGATTCTAAATGTCCTTTAGGTAAGTTTTAATATGAGGGAACATGAACTTGAAATAATAATTGATATTACTACTGGAGGTCCTAAACCTAAAGTATTAATCAGGAATGATAGAATTAAAAAGATATTTGATTTAGATAATATTCAATTAGAAGAATATGTAGATAGATTAGGTAAGCATATCAAGAAGTATTCTTCAGTATATGAAAACGATATTCATTATAAAGTTAATAAACCTTATGAAGAGTTAAAGAAATTAAAATTAAATAGGTCTATTGCAATAGTAGGCTTAGCAGGTAAATCTAAAAAATATAAATAATGGACATAGTAATCCCTAAAAAGTTTAAGATATTTGGGTTAACTTATAAAGTAACTCAACCACACAAAGTAGATAAAGAAGATAATTGGGGAGAACATAGTATTCAACATAAAAGAATTAAAGTTAAGAAAAGTCTTAATAAAGAACAAAAAGAAATAACATATTTACATGAATTAGTACATACTGTATTAGATAATTTAGAATATAATGAATTATCAAGTAACGAAGTTTTTGTAGAAAGATTCAGTAAAGCGTTACATCAAATATTAACAACAAGCGAATAATGAAATCAATAGGTAAAAGAATATTAATAGATCCAACACCAATTGAAACAACTACTAAATCAGGTATTATACTTCAACCAAAAGCTGAAGATAAACCTAGTAAAGGTAAAGTAGTATCAATAGGTGGTGAAGTTAAAGAAATTAAAGAAGGTGATATAGTTCATTTTAATAAACATGTAGGTATAGAAGTTATACTTAATGAAATTAAATATTTAACTGTTAGGGAAGATGAAGTTTATACTGTAGAATAATGGAAATAGATAATTCAAAACCTTTAGATCAAAAGAATATAATTGAAAGATTTACAATAGAAGGGCAATTTAAGATTGGTTCAGCTTTACTTTATCAAGAACAAATAATTAAGAAGCAAGAAGAAAGAATAGCGGCATTAGAAGAAGCTATGATGTTTTTTAGTAACTGGTATAATACAACACAACGACCTAATATATTAGTACCTGAACACCTAGCTAATGATGATAAACCTAATAAATTAATACTTTAACATAAACAATGAGTAAACAAAAGGAAGTAAAAAGTAAGAATAAAGATGCTAATAGAAGTGTTGCTGAAGCGATGCTTGAATCTTGTAGATTAGCATTATTTAAACTAAAAGATCATTTAGATAATATTGAGTTTGAAGAAAATGAAGATATTAGTGAAGCTAAAAAGAAATCAGATAGTATCTTAAATGCTGTTGAAAGATTAGGTAAGGCTTTTGAAACATTAGCTATACTTGAAAAGAAAGTTCAGTTAGAAGAAGATATGAAGGGTAAAGCTAGAGGTAACGTTAAAGTAGGTTTATTTGAAGATGGAAACTAATATTACAGAAGATAGACTTATAAACACAGTAAATCCTTATGTACCTTATGTAGATAAATTTACTAACTCTAAAGAGTTTTATTATTTAGCAGAAGCTTTTAATGAAACAGGATTCTATACTCAATATCTAGAAGGTACTGAAGAGTATGTTAATTTCTGGAAAGAAGTTAGAGATAAATGTTTACATGGTTTTACTAATTCTGTAGGTATTAGAATAACAGGACATCATTTCTTTTATTTAAACTTCTGCAGAATATCAGGTTATGATAAATCTACTGGTAAGAAAACAGAAATGTTTCCTAATTTTGTAGATTTAGATTATGAGTATTTTCACATGATTGAGTATTGTGAAAAGAACCAAAAATGTTTAGTTGCTTTAAAAGGTAGACGTCAAGGTTGGTCTTATAAAGCTGCTGCTATATGTGCTTGGGAGTTTTCATTCTTCCCAGGTTCTAATTCAATAATAGGTACTTTCTTATCATCTTTTGGTTTAGAAACCATGAGAATGACTATTGAGAATTTAAATTGGTTAAACGAACATACTGAATTTAGGAAACAAAGAAATCCTGATTTAAAAGATAATATTATAGCTAGGTATCAATATGATGCTGGTGGAGTTAAAGTATGGAAAGGTTATAAAAGCTCTGTAAGAGCAATTAGCTTTAAAGATAATCCAACAGCAGCTGTAGGTAAATCAGCTAGTAAATTAATACTTGATGAAGCAGGTGTATTCCCTAATATAACAGATACCTATTCATTTACAGAACCACTTATTAAAGCAGGTTCTAACTATTCAGGAGTAACAATTATGTTTGGTAGCTCCTCTGATATGGATTCAGGTAGTAAGTATTTCTATGAGATATTTACAAATCCTAGTAAATACAATATGTTAGAGTTTGAAGATAATGAAAATCCTAACATTAAAGTTGGTTATTTCAGTTCAGCTTCAAAAGGTAGAGAAGGATACTGTATGAATCCTAAGTCTAAATGGTTTAGACAACCAATGATAGATGAAGAAGGTAACTCTAATCAAGAAGCTGCAGTAGATGATATCATGTATCTTAGAGAAAAAGCCAAAGGTGGTTTAGACTTTAAAGCGCATCATGGTACAATTACTCAATTCCCTTTAACTTGGAGAGAAGGTTTCTTAAGAGATAAATCAGCAGTATTCTCATCAATTGAAATGTTAGAGTGGTTAAGTAAATTAGAAACTACTCCATCATTAAGAGAAGATAAAAAGAAAGTAGAATTATACTTTGATAACAATAATATCATAAAAGCTAAGCTTAATCCTGATTTAAAAGATATAACAGCTTACCCTTTAAACAAAGAAGATTCTAAAACAGGTTGTGTAGTTATTTATGAAGATCCAATAACTGATCCACCTTTTGGTTTATACATTATAGGGATTGACCCTTTCGATCAAGATAAAGCTGAAAGTAGTGATTCATTAGGTTCATGTATTGTTTATAAGAGATTCTTAACCAATGCTCAAACATACGATATAGTAGTAGCTGAATATACAGGTAGACCTGAAAAAGCTGATGAGTTCTATGAAACATGTAGAAGATTATGTATGTACTATAATGCTAAAGCACTTTATGAAAATCAACTTAAAGGTTTGAAAGCATATTTTGAAATGAAGAATAGTTTACAGTATTTATGTGAACAACCTCAAATCATTAAAGATATTGTTAAAGACTCTAGAGTTAATAGAGGATATGGTATACATATGAATAGAGGAGCTGGTAGTGCTACAGGTATTAAAGATCAATGTGAGATATACTTGAAGCAATGGTTATATGAAGAAAGAAGTGGTGCAGATGATACTAAAATATTAAATCTACACACAATTAAATCAATACCTATTCTAAAAGAATTAATTGCTTATGATAGAGAAGTTAATACTGATAGAGTTATAGCATTAATGCTTTGTATATTACAAGCTAAAGAAATGCATAATTTACAATTACAAGAATTACAACCAAGAACATTACTTGAAATGGACCCTTTCTTTTCAAGAAAATTATTTAAGAAAAACAATCGCTAAAATTATATAAATGCCTTTACCAAATCAAAAATTACCAATAAGTAAGAAAACAGAATCTTGGAAGAAAGATACTATTAATTACTATGAAAAACTATCATACAGTTCAGTATCTACGAATAGATCCACAAATTATAATAAGAAAATAAATTATGATTTGTTTAATGGAAGATTCAACAAGGCTGATTTAGAATATGTATGTAATCCATTAGGTTTAGGAGATAATGAGTTTCCTGCTACTTTGCAACATTATGACGTGACCTCTCCACCTTTAAACCTACTTATCGGAGAAGAAACTAAGAGAAATGATAATTGTATAGTTATATCTGAAAGTACAAATGATATCAATAGAAAGCAAGCAGCTATTAAACAAAAGATTGTTGAGTTACTTAAACATAAATTACAAGCTGAGATAGATCCTAGTACTGTTGATCCTAATAATCCATTACCTACTCCAGAACAGATTATTAAGTATGAGAAGCATAATGTGTCAGACTTGATAGAATCACAGGCTAATAAGCTTTTAAAACATCTTAAGAAGTATTTAAATACTAAAGAACAGTTTAAGAAAGGTTGGAAAGATGCTTTAATAGCTGGTGAAGAAATTTATTGGACAGGGGTAGGTAATGACGAGGTTATATTTAGAAGATGTAATCCTTTAAACACAACTGTTGTTTTAGATGGAGATACAGATTTTATTGATGATGCGTTAGCAGTAATTGAAATTAGAATGTTAGCACCTAATTCAATCATTGATGAATTTGGTAGTGATTTAACTCCCACTCAAGTATCTGAAATAGAAGCTATAGCAAAGAGATTTACTTCAGCATATAGTTTAGCTAATATAAATCCAACATTCACTATTGATAAACAAGGCGGTGTTGTTGATACAGGTTTATCTAACTTTGCTAGTATTAATAGTACAGCAGGTTCTTTTAATTCTGAATTAATAAGAGTTGTTAGAATAGAATGGAAATCTATGAAGAAACTCTATTACTTAAACTACTTAGATGAAAATGATTTACCTGTTGAACAATTAGTAGATGAATCATTTAACTTAGCCATATTTAAACAATCTTTTCCATCAGCAACTACTGAAGAAATTTGGGTAAGTGAAGCTTGGGAAGGTGTTAAGATAGGTGATAACATATTTGTTAATGTACAGCCTAAACCAAATCAACGTAGACGTATGGATAATCCATATCATTGTAAACTTGGTTATACAGGTTTAATTTATAATGCTACAAATAGTGTATCAGTATCTCTTGTTGATAGAATTAAACCTTATCAATATTTATATAACATTATAGCTTACAGATTAGAATTAGCATTTGCTAGCGATCAAGGTAAGATTATGTTAATGGATTTAGCTCAAATACCAAGAAGTGAAGGTATAGATATTGATAGATGGATGTATTACCTTAAAGCTATGAAGATAGGATTCGTTAATAGTTTTGAAGAAGGAAAGAAAGGTTCTCATATAGGTAAGTTATCTAACTTTAATCAATTTCAATCAATTGACTTAAGTTTAGCTAACACTATACAACAATACATTGATACTTTAAATTATATTAGACAACAAATAGCATTTATTAGTGGGGTTAGTCCTCAAAGATTAGGAGCTATTGAAAATAGAGAGTTAGTAGGTAATGTTGAAAGAAGCGTACAACAATCAGCTTTAATTACAGAATACCTATTTGATTCACATGATGAAGTTAAACGTAGAGTTTATACAGCATTAATTGAATGTGCTAAGATAGCTTATAGAGAAGGTAAGAAAATACAATATATCTTAGATGATATGGGTATTGAATTATTAGAATTAGAAGAAGCACAACTTGATAATTCTGAATTTAATGTGTTTATATCTAACACATCTAAAGACTTAATGATACTTGAATCACTTAAACAATTATCACAAGCCGCATTAAACTCTGATAAAGCTGATTTAAGCACCTTAATAGACACTATAATCAACGATAATCCTGCAGACATAGTTAGAACACTACAAAGAGGTGAAGCTGCTAAATATGAACGCGATAAAGAAATGCAACAACAACAATTAGCTTCTCAAGAAAAACAAATAGCTATGCAACTTGAAGAAAAGCAAAAAGAAAGAGATTTAAAACAATATGAGATTGATACTAATAATGAAACTAAGATCATGGTTGCTGAAATAAACGCTATGCGTTCTATAGTAGGACCTACTGATATGGATAATGATGGTATACCTGATCCTGTTGAAATAGCTAAACTATCTTTACAAGAAAGAGATTTAGCATCTAAAGCTTATTCTGAACAATCTAAGATGAATCTTGATAAAGAGAAACATCAAAGAGAAATGTCTATTAAAGAAAAAGAACTTAGAATGAAGCAAGATATTGAAAATAAAAAGATTGAAGCAATTAAAGTTCAAAATAAATCACAAGAGCTTATGCAAGAAAAAGAGCTTAAAATGAAAGAAAAGGAACTTGCTGCTAAAGAGAAAATAGAGAAAGTTAAACTTGCTATAGCTAGATCAAAAGCTAAAGCTAAACCTAAATCAAGTAAATAATGGCTTTAGATATAAATAAACAAATTAAATTAGGACCAGAAGAATTCTTTGGTAATTTATTCTCTTTAAGAGATACTATACACCTTAGACATTTAAAACCATCTAATCCTGGTCAAGCAGGTTCATATGCTGAACATAAAGCTTTAAATGAGTTCTATGATTCTTTATTAGGAGCTATAGATTCCTTAATAGAATCTTATCAAGGTAAATATGGTTTAATTAATATTACTGTTAGTTCATCTAATGGTAATGTTGAACCAATTAAAACAATAAGTGAATTAGCTAATTTGTTAGATAATGGTAAAATATACAATCTTTTTAAGGAAACTTGGATTCAAAACCAACTTGATGAGTTGACAATGTTATGCTACCAAACTATATATAAGCTTAAATATCTAAAATAGACATTTAACTTAACGCTATAAGCTTATCAAACATTTTTGCAAAAAAATTTGCATATATAATAATAATCATTATATTAAATAGTATACAACATGAGTAAAGGTAAAAGTACAAAACAAGAAGATGTTAATCCATTTGCTGGATTTAACTTAATTAAAGGAGAATTTATACCTCCTGTAGAAAATGATGAGATCAAAACTGATAATGATGAGATCATTGATGAAACTGAAGAGGATAAAAGAATGCGTGAAGCTGATGCTAAATTAGCTAAGATTGCTGAGAAAACTGCTAAGAAGCAAAAAACTGAAGTTGAAGATTTAATTGAATCTGAAACTGAAGAAAATGCTGATGATGTTGAAAGCGATGATACGAAAGATTCTCCATTTAAAGAATTCACTAGAGTATTACACGATAAAGGTGTAATTGATTTTGATGATACTGATGAAGATTTCAACGATTCTGAAGAAGGTTTAGAAAAACTAGTTAATAAAACTATTGAAAATAGAATTAACAAATGGGTAGAAGCTTTACCTGAAGAGTATTCAAAAATGCTCGAATTCATTCAGAGTGGTGGTACTCCAAAACAGTTTTTAGATGTTTACTACGGTAATCATTCATGGGATAACTTCTCTGTAGATAACGAAAGTAAACAAGAATTAGCTGTTACTGAATCATTAAGATTAGCTGGTGAAAGTGAAGAAGATATACAAGACATTGTTAAAGAGTGGAGAGAGAATGGTACTTTAGAGAAAAGAGCTGCTTCAGCTTTAAATAAACTAAAGAAGTATGAATCTCAACAAAAAGAACAACTGATTGAATCTCAAAAAGCTAAAGACGCTCAAAAGAAGCAAGAGCAAAAAGAATACTGGGATAACTTTAAGAAAGATTTAATGTCTAAAGAAGAGATTAAAGGTTTCAAGTTAACTCCTAAACTTAAAGAAAAGCTTTGGGATCATTTAACTGCTGTAGATAAGAAAACTGGTAAAACAGCTTATCAACAAGCTATTGAAAGTGATAGAGAAGCTTCATTACTTTTTGCTTTACAATCAATGAATAACTTTGATATTTCAAGCTTAGAGAAACAAGTTGAAAGTAGAGTATCAAATAAGCTTGGTAAAGTGCTTAAAAACTATACCAAAACTACTAAGGAGAAAATATCTTCAGGTAGTTCCGAAGAGCATGATGATAAAAACAATCCTTTTGCTGGCTTCAAAACATTAAGATAGAACTTATAAACTTAAATATAAATAAAAATGCAACTAAACGATTTACAGATAAGTACTGGTAACTGGCACACAGGCCTTACTGAGGCAACTCACTTATCACAATTTTTCTTAACTGAACCAGCTATGGCTTCAGAAGTGATTGTACGTGTATATAACAAAATGAATGGTTATAAAAACGCTCTTTCATTTTTAACAGGCGGTACTGGTAGAACCAAAGGATTAGATAATATTGTCTACCGTTGGCCTTTGATGGGTGATAGCAAAAAAGCTGTGCCTATTTCAGTAGCTCAATCAACTTATAACGATGGTGGTTCAACACCTGGTATTGCTCAAACAACTTTCCGTGTAGGTTTACCTGAAAAATGGTTCTCTATCGGTGATGTTATCGTACCAGATGATACCCAATATGCTTTACGTGTAATGGATGAACCATATACTGATGGAGTTGATTATGTATACACTTTACAATTAGTTACTAAAGATCCTACATTATATGTACCTCAATCTTTGTTAGCTGTTGGTAAAGAATTATCAAAAGATTACAACATTGTTGAACACGATCATTCTCGTACTTCTGGAGATACTACTTATGCAACACCGTTTATGATGGAGAATTACATGACTACATTTAGAAAAATGTATTCTGTATCTGGTGCTGCTCAAGCTAAAGTATTGAAAATTGGATTGATGAATCCTGAAGGTAAAGAAATTTCTTATACTTGGGTTAAATACGCTGAGTGGGAATTCTGGGCACAATGGATGGATGAAATGGAAATTGCTTACATTTATGGTAAAGGTAACGTTAGTAAAAACGGTACTACATCAATGAAAGGTGTTTCTGGTAATCCAATTTATTCTGGTGCTGGTTTGGAAGAACAAATTGCTCCTGCTAATAAACGTAAATACACTACTTTAACTGAGAAAGTTATTCGTGATTTCATGGATGATTTATCATATAACGGTACTGAAGATGGTCCACGTGAATATGTAGCTCTTTGCGGTAGACAATTCATGAACTTGTTCGATCAAGCAATGAAACGTTCTGCTTCTAACTTCAACTTAATCGATACTAAATTTATTACTGGTTCAGGTCAAGAACTTGCTCTCGGTGGTCAATTTAAGACTTATGTAGGTTTGAATGGTGATAGAATTACATTAAAAGAATGTCCTCTTTATAATGATGTTGTAAGAAATAGAACTTTACATCCACAAGAAGGTAAACCTGCTGAATCTTACAAAGCTACTTTCCTTAACTTCAAGATGAACTCTAATGGTGAATCTAATGTTATGAAAGTATACCATAATGGTCGTGAAATGGCTTCAACTTACATTGAAGGATTGTGCTCACCATTTGGAATGAAGAAAAACGGTACTTCTGCTAGTCCAGTTGATGGTTATGAATTCCACGTACTTAGTGAATGTGGTATCATGTTAAAAGATCCAACTGATGCTGGTCAATTAATTCTCGATGTAGAATCAATATCCTAATTAAAATACAGGCTTTAAAAGGTGTGCCTTTAAACACCTTTTATTTTTAAAACAAAAGGTAAACAATAAACAAACAAAAGTAAGTAAAAGTATGGAATTTAAATTTGAAGGACCCGAATCTATTGAGATTAAGAGAAATCCTAAAGTAGGATATTTTGGTTTAGTATCTTATCCTAAATCAACAACAACTTTAAGTTGTCAAATTGGTAAAAGAGGTTATAACACAGGATTGAATCCTGAAGAAGAAACCTATTACGAAAAGAAATTAGATTTAAAACCTGGTGAATTATCTAAAAATAGTAAGTGGTGGGGAGAAGTTTTTAACGTAGATCACGCTATAAGGCTTTTTAACACTAAAACAACTCAATTGTTTTTAGACGATCCTATTAGTCAATTAAGATATAAAGTGCTTTTAGCACATACAGACGTAGCTAATTCTGAATTAGAAAGAACAAAACCTGGTATTGTATTTTATATTGATGATAAAGAAGCTAAAGCTAAAGAAGAATTGAAAGCTATTAACTTTGAACTTGAAGGAATGAAACTTATATTAAGTTTAACTCCAGATGAAGTTAGAGGTACTTTAAGACTCTTTGGTAAACCAAGTACTGATTTAATGAGTACTGATGTTTGTCAAGCTCAATTAATGCAGGAAATGAAGAAAAACCCTAAAATGTTTTTTGACATAATTACTGATAAAGAACTTAAGAATAAGATTTTCATATACGAATTACTTGAAAAGAAAGTATTAACTCGTAAAGGTAATTCAATTAAGTATGGTGATGATACTATTGCTAATAGTATTAATGAAGCTTCAGAATGGATTAATGATATTAAAAATCAAAGTACAGTCTTAGCTTTACAAACTAAACTTAAAAAAACTAAAAAAGAAGCTTAATAAACATGACTATATCTGAAGCACATAGAAACTTTAAATTTAGCATGGATAAAGATGGTGCTTTAAATTATCCTAATTATTTACCTGAAGAAGTAGATTTATTATTAAATCAAGCTCAGGAAAGAATTATAAAGCAGAGATACGGTAAGAATAATATCAAACGTAGCTCTTTTGAGGAAGAACAAAAAAGAACTGAAGATTTAAGAGAAATACTTAAAACATCTGCAGTAAATCCTCAAACTGCTGGTTTAGCGGATAATAGTTCATCTAAAGGTGTATTCTTTGAATTAGCAGAAGATCATTGGTTTACTGTTTGGGAAAAAGCTTATGTTGAATGTTCATCTTGTAATGAAAATATAGTTTTACCAGGTGGTGATATTCTAATAGGTTCTGAAGTTGAAGTTAGACCAATAACTCATATGGAATATGAAAGGATTAAAAAAGATCCTTTTAAAGGTCCAGATAATGAAAAGATACTTAGGTTAATGTTTCAAAACAATGTTGAATTAATACCTAGTGATGATTGTATATTATTAAAATATATATACAGATATGTTAGTAAACCAACACCTGTATCATTAGTAGATAATCAAACATTTGTTTTAGCAGATCATATGCATCAAGAAATTATAGATGAAGCTGTTAAAATAGCTTTAGAGAATATTGAAGCTAAGAGAACTGGTACTTTTACACAAGTGATAGATAATCAAAAAGAATAATAATATTAAAAAATTAAATAATGAATATAGCAAAAACAAGTCCTAAATCATTTTTAGGCGCGCAAATACCTAATACAAAAATTTTATCAAGTAAAATTGATGAGATTATAACTAAAGTAAATGAGGTTTCGTCTACATCTGGTGTTGTTAAAGCAAATTCTATTACTGAAAAAACAAGTGGTAGTGGTGTTACAATAACAGGTCAAAAGAAAACTATCGTTAGTGGTAGTGGAGCTACAGTAACTATTACTGCTGCTCAAAGTGGTACAACTTTTCTTTTTGATAGATTAGCTGGAACAACTTATACATTACCTACTGCAGCCGCAGGTTTAGAATTCACATTTATTACTTCTATAAGTAATACTTCTAACTCTAATAGTATAACAGGAGCAACTTCAGCAGATTTAATGATTGGTAGTTTATTGAATGTTGATACAGATAGTTCTAATGCTGTTGCAGTATGGCGTCCAAATGGATCTAGCAATTATCAAATTACTGGTAATGCAACTACTACATCATTCTTAAAAGGGTCTGTAATTAGACTTAAAGGCTTAGGAGCTAATCTTTGGTCAGTAGAAGGTGTAACTCAATCAAGCGGTGTTGTAGCAACTCCATTCGCAGGATAATAATTAAATAAATAAATAAATAAATTAAGAAATTTTAAACTTTAAAACAAATGAATAACTTAAACAGAGTACAAAACATTTTTATTAGTGATGGTACTGCTTGCCCAGCAAATAACGCAGCTATTACATCAGTATCATCTGGTGATGTAGCAGTATATGGTTCAGATTGGACCGCTTTAAATCCTGCTGGAGCAGATACAATATCAACACAACCTTCTATTTTCATTGTTGAAGGAAAAACTAACAGTGATGGTAATTTTTACTTGAAGAAATCAACTAAAATTGATGGTAGTTCAGTAATTAGTTACAAAGGTACTTCATATGCACCTTCAGTTCCTGAAGTATGGTCTATCGGTTATAACCGTAAAACAGCTACTGGTACTATTGAAGTTAATGATAGTACAAACTATGAATTCGTAATTCGTTTTAAAAACGATAAACAGTTGTATTCAGAAAGACCTGAAGTTCAACACGTTAATTTTACATCATCTAGCTCAGCTACTCAATTGAGTATTGCTACACAAATCGCTGCTTCTATCAACAACGGTTCTTATAGAACTGAAATATCTGCAATTGTTGTAGGTGATGGTACTGGCGTATATGGTGTAACTGGAGCTACTAATTACGGTGTTGAAATTACCGCTAAAGAAATTGAGCAATACTTAAGTGTAACTTATACATTAAATCAAGTATATTTCTCAGTATTCGTAAATGATGCTTCTGGTTTTGGTACTACAACTACTTGTACTCAAATACAAGCTTTTGATTCTGGTTCTGGAACATACAATCAAATTTACACTTTAGAAAATAAATGCTTAAGTAAAGAAGGTGTTGTTAATCGTAGATTATGGCCAATTCCAGCTCTTGATTATTCAACAACTACTAGTTACCAATTAAGTGCAGCTATTACTCCTGTTGCGACAGGTACTTCTGGACAAGATAAAGTAACTTTTGACTTGACTGTAGCTTCTATATTAAGAGCTGGTGAGAAGGTTGAGATTGACGGTGTTAATTATACAATTAAGTATTTTATCAGTTCTACTGTAGCAATACTTACTTCAGTATTAACAACTAGTCCAGCTTCTGCAGCTACTAAAGTGAGATACAAATATGATATGATTACAATCGAATATAATGATGCTATCAATGGACCAACAGGTGTTGTTGCAGTATCTAATAAGATTGTGACTATAGCAGTTCCAGCATTAGACGCTGGTGATGCATACTCAGGACTCTCCCTTGCTGGTACAGATCTGAAAGCTATATTAGACACTTGGATGGCTAGTACTCCTAGAGCTTTCGCCAACATTTCAATTTAATACTTTTTACCCCTTTGTTGTTTGGCCCAAGCTGTTGTATTAAACTATAACGGTTTGGGCTTTTTTAAATTAATAATATGGCTTTAATACCAAAAATAAAATTATGCTTAGCATCTAATTGTTCAACGTTAACTTTTCGTGAAACAACAGGTGTTTATAATGCAACCACAAATACAGGAGGGTATGGTACACCTAACATTGATACTACTAATATAGTATCTGCAGTATTATCTGTTGTAGACCCTAACGGAGTTACTTACACAATAGATTTATTTGCTACTGGTGATTATCCAACTACAAATACTGATTTAGAATATACTATTGATTTAGGAGATTTAAATAGAACATCTATTGAAGATGGTTATTGGGAGTTTATTTATGATTTAGTAGACGATCAAGATGATGAATATAGTGGAAATGTATCATATTATTTCTATTGTAATACAGAATGTTGCGTATCTAAATTATTAAACCTAATAGAGTTAGATGAATGTATGTGCAATGAAGCTAATAATGATAGGTTAGAAACTTATACTAGAGCTAAAGCATTACTACAATCATTAAAAAACGCTGCTGGATGCTTTGATACAACCAAATTTAATAAAATTAAGACTGTTTTACAAAAAATTTGTAGAAATTCTGACTGTAAAACTTGCAACTAATCAAAAAATAACGTATATTAATATATAAACATGTGCAATTGCGACGATAATATAAATTCAACAGAAGTATCTTCTGGCCCTCAAGGACCAACTGGTCCACAAGGTCCTGCTGGTACTATAACAGTGGGTACTGTTACCACAGGTGCTGCAGGTTCAAGTGTTGCGATAACTAACTCAGGTACTTCTACAGCAGCAACATTAAATTTTACTATTCCTAAAGGTGATAAAGGTGATACTGGTAATGATGGCCCAACTGGTTCAACAGGTAAAAATGCTTATACAACAGTTAGTGGTTCATCATCAATAGGGGCCGATACATACTTAATTAATTGTGTATCTACTAGTTGGATGGGATTAGACCAAATATTGTATATTGAAGGATCTGGTTATTACAAAGTATTAATACTTAATACTAATACTACAATAACAGTTTTAGATTTACTATATACTGGGAATACTCCTATATTTACTCCTGGTTCTTTAATAAGTCCAGGTGGTGTTAAAGGGGCTGATGGTTATAGTTATGAAACTATAGATGGTAATGGAATACCTGCAACTGGTAATGGTGCATATTCAATACTTATTAGAAATTCTAGTGATACTGGTTATGAGTTCATAACTGCAGTAGATTTAAAAGCTTATTTAGCTACATTACCTTAACAATTAAAATTAAAATAAAATGGCTTTAAATACACAAAATTCTTTACCTAATCCTACCAAAGCTAAAACTTATGGTGTTTATGGTACAATATCACCTCTTGCTAGTGCATCGTCAACAACTCTTTTTACAGTAGCAAGTAATCAAACTCTTAAAATTGAAGATGGTAATTTTGCTATAAAATGGCTTGAAACGTCTGGATTAGAAGCTTGTTATGTACAAGTTAATCTAATTATAGGAGGTACTAGATTACCATTATATGAAACAAGAGTAGAGGCTAATGCTACTGGTGAGTACTTCTTTAATTTAAAAGATGTTATATTAAGTCCAATTACTTTAAAAACAGGTGATGCTGTTAAGATTGAATTTGTATATGATTTTGAATTAGGCGGTGCTAATGTGGGTATAATTGATGGTTATATAACATCAGCAATATTAGTTAACGATTACCAAGCATAATGACTCAAGTAGAATTAAAATCTATCATAGTAAGACTTAAGTGTTGTTCAGCAGAACAAGCTTATACATTATCTATTAACCTAACTAATGGTGATACATCTTGTAAATCTAAAATTGATAATGTACTTCTTTTAAATGATTATATAGATTTACTTTTAAAATATGATTTATCTGAAGGAGCAATTAATTGTTTAACATCAGATGAATTTGAAAATATACTTAACAATGCAAAAACAATATGTAAACTTTGTGATTGCGAATAACAAAATAAAATGGCTCAAGTAAATATAGATAATAATAAATCGTATAGTAGAGAACTAGTTCGTCTAGCTAAATATAATTTAGTAGCGTGTGGTTTTCAAAAATTAACAGTTGATAGTACTTCAGGTGGAGTATCAATGACTGTACCAAATGATGCTAAATATGCATTATGTGTTGTAGAATCAGATGCTACTGGTACTGCTATAAGATATAAGCAGTTAGGTGCTTTAAGTGCCCCTACAACTTCTGAAGGAATTCCTAGAGCTGATTTAGAATTATTTGATATTCAAGGATATCAAAATTTAATTAATTTTAGAGCTATTCAAGCTCAATCAGGTACCCATTCAATACAAATTGAATACTATAAGTAATAATGGCTAATATAAAAAGAAATATTAAAAAAGCTTCTTTAAGAGGGAGTTCTTTCATATCTAATATTAGATATGGATTAACTAATAATTTTACAAGAATGTTTAATAATGTTGATTCTATTAGAGATTCACAATTATCAGACCCTCCTGTAGTCAAATATCTCGAAGCGACCGGAGGTGTTATAACCATAGATGGTGATTATGTTGTGCATACTTTTAGTTCAAGCGATACTTTAGAAATAACGCAACTCGCAACAGATCCAGCAAATAACGAGTGTGAGGTTTTACTTATAGCTGGTGGCGGAGGTGGTGGAGTTGCTGGTGCTGGTGCGGGCGGATTTAAAACATTCACTCAAACAGCGGTTGTTGGTAGTCATCTCGCCATTGTAGGAAGTGGAGGTGCTGGTCAAATACCGGGAGGGTCGCCAAACAAAGGAAATGATTCTTCTGTTTTTGGCGTAACCTCTACAGGTGGAGGCGGAGGTGCAACTGTAAATGGCGCTGGATGGAACGGCAACCTAAGATCAGGTGGACAGGGTGGTTCAGGCGGCGGAGGTGCTCAAATAGCAGGAGCTTCAGGCGCACCAGGTATTGTTGGAGAGGGTAATGCAGGAGGAACTTGTAATTGGGCTCTTTTCAATCCGGCAGGCGGTGGTGGAAAAGGATCTTCCGCTCCTAATGTTAATTCAGGACCAAATAGTGGGAATGGTGGTAACGGATTAGCATCATCCATATCAGGAGTGTCAATAACTTATTGTGGTGGTGGTGGTGGTGGAAATGATGGCACAGGTTCCCCTGGATTAGGTGGTTCAGGAGGAGGTGGTAACGGCACCATCACAACCGGATCGAATGGAACAGCAAATAGAGGTAGCGGCGGTGGAGGTGGTTTTATCCGTGGCGGAAGCGGCGGAAGTGGAATAATTTATGTTAAATATTATAAACCTATATAATATGGCAAATTTTGCAGAAATAGATAAGGAAGGAAAGGTTCTAAGAGTAATTGTAATTGCAAATTCTGAGCTGTTAGTGGACGGTGTGGAGGACGAACAAAAAGGAATTGAGTTCTGTAAAAAACTTTTAGGAGAAAAAACAAATTGGGTTCAGACCTCTTATAATTTTTCTTTTAGAGGAAAATATGCCTGTATAGGGGATTTTTACAATAAAGAAAAAGATGAATTTATAGCTATTGAATAAAATGATTTCCAAAATAAAATACTATTTTTCTAATCCTATTAACTGGTTTATTTTGTTGGTTGCTGGTGTTATTGAGGGGGTGTTGTTTAAATACTTACCTGATGTAGAAATGGGCTTTGATTTTGCATGTTGGGTTTTTGGGTTTATTGTTGTTACAGGAGCTTTAATCGCCTCTATTTATTTATCAAATAAATCTTACAATGCTTAGTTTTATTCTCATATTTTTTGCGGCCATGCTCAACGCTGTGATGGATAAAACAAAAGATACCATTCAGTATAACAGTTCGCAGTTCAGAGGATTGAATCCTTACTTTTGGGATGACTCAATGTGGATGGGTAAATTTGTGCCGTTTACACGTTATAAATTCAATGCGTGGCATATTTCTAAGTCATTGATGTTACTTTGCCTTTTGGCCGTTCCGTTATTTTACAAGCCTATCTTGGGATATTGTGATTATCTTTTATTTGGCTTTGAATGGATAGTAATATTCAATCTTTTTTACAATAAAATTCTTAAATTTAAACCATGACTATACTAGAAATTGAAAATTTAATTGCGTCAGCGCTTGACCAAAAAAAGCAAGAGCTTGGATATGAAACACAATTATCCGATGCTCAAATAAGTAATACATGTAATACTATTTCTTCAGTACTAACATCAGTTAGTGAAACACATGTTTATACTTCTATTTTAAAAGAACATAACAATTAACATAAAATTAAAATGTAATATGGCAAGATTTTTCGATTTAAACTTTTCTACAAAAGAAGTTATATATATATTAGGTGCAGTTAGTTCTTTCGTATATAATATTGATAAGATTAATACAATAATGGATAATCATGAATATCGTATTTCTGAACTTGAAAAAGCTAAAATAGAACTTTCTCAAAAAGTTGATTCTTATATATTAAGTAATGATAAGGTAAACGCTAATAATAAAACAAATTTTTTTAAATTATCTAATGCTATTTTACCTAAAAAAACTAAATTAGAAATAGAATAATATGAAACTATCAGAATTAAAAAAACTAGAAAGAACTAAGAAATTAGTTAAAGATAGAGTTTATACTGATGAAAATAATATTAGGTATATGGTTAATTCTGATGGGTTGTTGTAACAAATTTAAAAGTATGGACATAAAATTAAGTGAACATGTTACTTTAAAAGAAGTAACTAAAAGTCAAACAGCAAGTAAACTAGGTATAGATAATACTCCTACTCCTGAGCATTTAGAGAATCTTAAAAAGGTTTTAAATAATGTTTTTGAGCCATTACGTGCAGGATTAGGCGGTAATCCAATATTTATATCATGTGGTTATAGAGGTAAAGCTTTAAATGATGCGACTCCAGGTGCTAGTTTAACTAGTTATCATTGTAGTGGTAAAGCATTAGATTTAGATGATACTTTTGGTAAAGTAACTAATGCACAAATATTTCATTATATTAAAGATAATCTTGAGTATGCTGAACTTATTTGGGAATATGGTGATGATAAAAATCCTGATTGGGTACATGTAGCCTTTGATGAAGGTAAAAATGTAAAAGAAACTTTAAGATGTAGACTTATAAATAAAAAACCTAAATATGAACTCTGGAAATAAAGATTTTAAATATTATTTGGTAAACGGATTTTTCGGTTGGAATAATATTAAATGGGGTATTAAAGAATTACTTAAAATGTATTCTAATATTCCATCATTTTTTAGCTATAAAAGATTTCAAACAGGTACTGCTTTTTTAACATTTCAAATAGGGTCTAGATATGCTTTATATAATCATGTCCATTCAATATCTGATTTCTTATTATGGGCAAGTGCTGAATTATTAATATGTGGATATACTTTAAACGTAATACAAAAGGAGAAAAAAGATGAACAACAAAATTAAGTGGTTTTTTATAGGGTTTAGCTTAATGCTTATATTTCTATTAGGTAGGAATTGTGGTAATATAGCTAATACTCAAAATAAGCCTAATACAGACACTTTAATACTACATAAGGTTGATACTATTAGAGATACCATAAGGGTGTTTAAATTCAAAGAAAAAGTGATATTTAAGCCTTTATTAATAGATAAACCTATAGATACTACTGTTTATTCAAATATTAGACAATATAGACTGTATAAAGATACTCTTAGAGATAGTAATATAGTTATATATAACCACGATACTGTTTTAGGTTATTTAGCTAGTAGATCGTTATCTTATAAGTTATTAGTACCTTTAAAGATATATGATAGTACAAAAGTTATAATAACTAAGGAAATACCTAAATTACCTAAATATCAATTAAAGATTGGTTTAAATGCAACTCCTAAAAGCTTATATCCTGCTTTAGATTTAACTATAAAGAGAAATACTTATAGTGCTGCGTATGATCCTTTTAATAAAATACCTATGGTAGGTTATAAATATACTATCTGGTATAAATAGATAATAATGATTATTATGCTTTATATTATGATAATATTATAAAATATGATATATTAATACTAGGGGATAATACCCCTTTTTTAATTTTAAATAATGAACTTAACAGAAAATACAATAGTCGCTGATATTAGGAATAGTGCAACATCTGGATCTAACCCAACTGATTTTCGTATAGAAGATAGTCAAATAAGGTTTTGGGTAAACCAAACAAGAGCTATGCTTATTGCTCAAAGTATTCAAAAGCGAAAAGATATTAGTGATAGTTGGTTACAAAATTTAACTTGTCTTCAACTAGACGAAGTTGATAAGTCTGAGTGTTGTGAAATAGAAACTAATTGTAAAATATTAAGAACTGTTAGAAAAATACCAGATACTATTGAAACTAGTGCTGATAACTTTATAGTAAGAGTTGAAGCACCTAATGGTGATATTATAAGTAAAACTACTCCTTTTGAGAGTAAATATGGTGTATATTCAAAATATACTAAAAATAAACCTAAATGGTATTTAAAAAATAACTATATTTACATTATTAATAATGAATACTTAGATACTATCAATGTTTGGGCTATATTTGAAGATCCTTCAAAGCTTACGGCTTTTACTTCATGTAGTGGTTCAACATGCTATAGTCCTAATTCTCCTTATCCTTGTAGCTTTCAAATGGCTAGTGATATAACTAATATTGTACTTAAAACTAAAGTTTATCCATTTATTCAGATGCCTAGAGATACTACTAATAACGCTAATGATAATTTTGACCAAACAGTATCTATTAAAAACTAAATATGGGGTATACTAAAAACGTTAGTCTTAAAGACTTTTATGCTTTCTACAAAGAAAGTTGTATTACAAAGAATATTAAATATCAATCTTATTCAACATTTAGTAAAGTTTTAAAAGACTTTAATACTCGTTGTAGAGATAAAATAGTATATAATTCAGAAGTGTTAAAATTACCTTTTAGACTTGGTGAATTATATATTAAGAAATTTGAAGTTAATTATGAAGAAGAAAATAAAAAATCTTGGAGAATTGATTTTAAAAAATCTAAAGAACTTGGTCAAAGAGTTTATTTTGGCGCACCTTACGGTTACAGATGGACTTGGAATAAGTCTAAATGTGTAGTTAGAGGTAAAAGACATTATGCTTTCAAACCTTGTAGAAAGGCATCTAGACTTATTGCTGATGCTGTTAATAATAAAAAACTTGACTTTTATAACTAATGATATACAAATTTACAAGTGCTAAAGCCGTTATAAATAAAATTTATAGGGATTTAAACTTAACAACTGAAATAAATGAAGCTCATGTTTATGAGTGGATAGGTGAAGTACTTTCTGTAGTAGGTGCTTATTCTCAATATGAAGAGAATATTAAAATTATACAACTTGCTGATGGTAAAGCTCAACTACCAGCTAACTTTGAAAAATTAGTTTATATATCTTGTGGTAATAAACCTTTATCATTTAGTTCAAGTAGTCAATTAAATAACTATGATTGTCCTGATTGTAAAATACCTACATGTTGTACAGATTATCATTTTTATATAAGTGATAATATGATTATTACTGATATAAAAGATACTGAACCTATAACTGAAATATGTTTAACCTACTTAGGTGTACCAGTTGATAATGAAGGTTATCCTTTAGTACCAGATGAAGTATATTTTATGAAAGCTTGTGCAGCTTATGTTACATATATGCTTGATTATAGAGAATGGAGAAAAGGTAATGTTCCTGATAAAGTATTAAATAAATCTGAACAAGAATATTTGTTCTATGTTAATAGTGCTAGAGGAGCAGCTAATTTACCTGATGAAAGACACTTAAGAAATATTAAAAACGTTTGGACAAGACTTATTCCAAATCAAAATGATGAAAATCATTTCTTTCAGAAAAATATTAATCCAGAAAGAAAATTTAGACACTAATGGAAAAAATAAATATGTTCTTAGGAATGAACTCAGATTTATCTAAGTACATTCAAAATAATGATAAATACTTAAAAGCTTTAAATTTAAGACCTGTTACAACATTAGGTGAATCAAACGGTTCGTTATCTAATGTTCAAGGAAATAATTGTGAGGTTACGTTTCCTAATTTAAGAGGTGTCTATAAATTAAAAATAAGTAAAACATATGATGTAGATGGTGTATTTTACCCAGGTAAAGTAACATTGACTATTAATGGTAATACTACTGCTGTTATTGATATATTTGAAAACACTACACCTTCTGATGTAGCTTCTTATATTAAGAACTTATCAAACTGTTATAATGGTACTTATAATCCTGCTAGAACATTTGCTGTAGCTTATAGTAATGATTATATTTATATATATCAAAATCCTGAATATAGACTTTGTAGTACAATCCAATCTACTAATCCTGTAGTTAGTACTATTAAATTACAAGATGGTTCTGATATAGGTTTTATTACTCCTACAGGTGAATTAACTGCTGTATCAACATATTATGTACCTCAACAAAGTTCTAGTGAGTCTGTGATTATATTAGGTTCAACAAGTATAAATGATACTAACTATCTATTAACTACTGGTAGTATAAATAGTTCTAAACTAGGTCAAATTTGGGAATTAGATTATAATGAATTAACTCAAGTTACAAAACTTAAGTTAATGTATAATTCATATTTAAATCTCACTAAGAATGCTCCTATACCTCCTACAGCAATTATTGGTAGGTATGAATTACCCACAATTAAAAGATTGTATTGGTCTGATTTTTTAAATCCTGTTAGGTCTGTAAATTTAGCAGATGCTAACTTAATGGCTATTGAACCATCTTTAGTTGATTTAAAAAATAGTATTGAGCTTTCTGTACCTACACTCAAAGAAATTAATGATGGTGGTTCAGTTAATCAATTAACATGTGCTAATACATATCAATGTGCTTATAGATTGGTTAAGAATAATGGTGGTTTAACAAACTATTCAATACCATCTAATCTTGTAACATTAATACCACAAGAAACAAGTTTATTTATAAGTCCTTTACCTAATTTTTCATCTATAGCTGGTGATTCAACAACTGTTGATAAAACTATAACTTGGGAAGTTAATGGTGTTGATACTAATTTTGATAAAATTGAATTCTTTGTAATAGTTAGATTAAATACTGAAAGAGATGTATTTAATATTTATAAATATGAAGAGCAAATAATTGGTACAAATAGTACTATAAGTACTACATTTACTAACGATACTGATAATATGATTGATGTTACAGTTAGTGAATTCTTAATTGAAAATACTACATTTACACACTGTAAATCAATTGAACAAAAAGATAATAGATTGTTTTATGCTAATATTAAAAATAGCTTAGGAGAATATTTAGATACTTATGACACTAGAACATATAGGTTTGGATTTGGAGGTAACGGTAATATTATAAGAGTTAAAAGATTTAACACTGAAACTATTGCTACAACCTACATTATAAATTCAAATTCTGATTACAATAGTATATCAGAGTCATCCGACAACATACCTGTTTTTAATTTAGGTATGTCTACAGATGATGATCCACTATATACTAGGTCTTTCATTTTCAAAAAGAATAGTTCTTTAATTGGTGGTGAAGGACCTAACATTAAATATAGTTTCGGCTCAGTATTATTTAGAGCTGATTTAAATACATATACTCCAACAACAGTTACTCTTGGTAATACTGAAAGAGGTACTACTAGGGATAATAATGCTTCTACACAAGTTTGGAAGAATGGTTATAGAACTGCTGGAGCTATTAGTAATACTTTAACTGGATTATATCCTACATTTAACAATGGTTCTTCTGAACAAAAGTATTATAATAATAATGCTAAAATGACTTTAGGTTTAGAATACTTCTCAGGTAATTTTAGAAGTTACCAACCTAATGAAATATATAGATTTGGTATAGTTTTTAAATCTAAAACTGGTACTAGTTATTTTGCTAAATGGATTGGAGATATTAAATTTCCAAACTATAACGATCCTATTGATCCAGATTTAGCTGGAGTTACTGATAGTGGTGTACCAGCAACAGACTTTAGAAGTCTTATTATAGACGGTACTGATACATATTTAAATATACCTTATATTCAATTTGAAGTAAACATACCTGATGAATTATATAACCTAATAGATGGTTATGAAATAGTTAGAGTTGATAGACAAGATAAAGATAAAACTATTCCTACAACTGGTTTAGTTAATCAAACTATGATGGGTAGAGGAAGTCAAAGTAGTAATTTCTTCTTACCAATGTCACATTATATTGTGCCTGGTGGTGTTGATGCTTTAGACCCTGCTACTTATGATGGTTCAACACAATGTCAAGCTCCAAATAATGTTTTAACATATCATTCATTTGATTACCTTGCTAAGCAATCTGCTTCACAAATATCAAATGGTGATAAGTTAATATTTACTGAAAAATATACTCGTACAACTAATGCTGCTATGTGGCCAGATACTGCTCCTGGTTCATTAGGTTCATATGAAGAATACTATTATATTAATAAATATTATGCTACTTCTAAATTCATTTATAATGATTTAATTTATAGTAATAGTCAACAAATTAAAAATTTGACTCAAGGTGAATATTGTTCACAAGGTGGTGAAACACCTATGATAGGTATTGCTGGGGGTGTTTATAAAAATCATAATTATCAATGGGATGGTAATAATGCTAGTTCATTTGATAGTGATGCTTATTCAGTAGGTTCTCCAACAATAGTTTTAGGTGTTGATTCAACAACTCCTGTTACTTGGGAAGATTATAATGAATCTGGACATGATGTTGTAGATGGTGATTCTAAATTATTAGCTATGCATTACAAACCTAGCAATCTTATTAGTCAATATGGTGGTAGAACTTATTTAGCTAGAACTAATAATGAATATATATCTACAGGAGCATTATATAAAATAACTAATGCTGGTAGTACTAAACTTAAAGTATTTGGTGGTGATATATTTTATGGTATATTAGATGTACAAAAAGCTATTAAAAACTTTAGTGGTGATATATCTCCTGCTCCTACTAAACATTCTCAAACTTGGTATTTTCCAACACAGTCTGTTTATAATGTAGATTTAAGAAGAGGTGTACATGTTAATGCTGATTTAAATCAAAATGATGGTACTTACGCTAGTGGTAATGATGAATTCTTCTACGATGAAGGTTACTCATTCCCTAATAACTTAAAAACATATTTACCTAAACCTGAAGGATTTAATAGTACTTCAATGTTTAGTAATAGAGTATATTGGTCTGATGTTAAGATAAATGGTGATACAAGTGATAGTTGGTCTGATGTACCAGTTAATAATTATTATGATGTGGATGGTAATTATGGTGGTATTAATGCTTTAATTACTCTTAAGAATAATATGTATGCTATACAAGATACAGCATTATCTATATTGTATGTTAATCCTACATCTATAATAACCGATCAAAACAACTTACCTTTACAATTAGGTACTGGTTCTACATTAGAAAAACACTTTTATCATTCAGTTGATATAGGTAGTAAACATCAATGGTCTATTAGTAAATCACCTGAGAATATAACATTTGTTGATATCAGACATAATAAAATATATTTATTTAACGGTGAAACCTTAAATCCCATATCTGATTCTAAAGGTAATAGAGGATTTATGAATAAGATATTACATGATACTATTAGGGTTAATGATAATCCGATATTATACAAAGGTATCTTAACTACTTACGATTATAAAAATAATGAGTTTTTATATACTTTTTTAAATCAAGCAGCTATGAATTCTGGTGAGGAAACTGAGATTGTTGATGAGAAGTATACTTTAGCTTATTCAGATTTAACAGATGCTTTTACATCATTTTATTCATTTACTCCTTACATATATATAAACAACAGAGTTTATCTATATACACCTAAAGATTATTCTACAACAGGTGTTAGAAGTAAGTTATATATGCATGATAAAGGTAATTATTGTACATTCTACGATGCTGTATATCCTAGTTCATTAAAGGTTAATATTAATGATAATCCTACTAAAACTAAGGTATATGATAACTTATCTTGGACTACTGAATCTATTAAGGATAATAGGGTTTATATTGATGATTTAAATGATACTTTACAAGAATCTGATAATGTTAATCAACTCGACGATACGTTTAATCGTGTTAGAGTATATAATGAATATCAAAATTCTGATTGGGTAGAATTAGATAATACTGCTATAACAGGTAATTTAAGAAAGGTTGAACAAGGTTGGAATATACAAATACCTAGAAATAAGGTTAATTTTGACTCTAATAATATAAATACCTACTCGATATTTGATTCTTCTATACTAACTAAGACTAGTTTTGGTGATAGAATTAAGGATAAGTATATGATTGTAGATTTAGAATATGATAATGCTTCTAATAATAGATTTATCATAAGTAATATTAAAACTACTTATAGAACATCTGATAGATAACAATCAATGTTATAGAATATATCAGATAATATTTGGTAGATAACTTATAAAATGTTATATTAATAATACGGACATGAAAAATAAAAATACTAAAAAAATACCTAAATATAAATTTGGTGGTTCTAAACTAGACAATGCTAAGTCTTTTACAGGTAACGTTCTTAAAGCTACTGCTGATAATGCTTTATCAGTAATTGGTTTAGACAATGTTATTGGTGAAGAGAGTTATAAAGGTAAATCGGCTGAGAAATTTGGTCAAATTACTAATATAACAGGTGGTATAACTAAAGGTATAGCCCCAATAGCTACTGGTGTAGCAGGTGCTGTAATAGGTGCTGGATTAGGTAATCCTATGCTTGGTGCTCAATTAGGTTATGGATTAGGTAAAGGTGTTCAAGGTGTGGCTGGTAATTTTAACCCTGCTGATGAAACTGGTGGTAATGAGGCTTATATGAAATCTCAAAATACTGCTAATAAAATTGATATGGCTGGTCAACAATTAGGTGGTTTAGGCTTAAACGCTTTTGGCTTAATGTCCCCTTTTATGAATCAGATGCCTCAAGGTAGTGGTACAGTTGGTTATGCTAACGGCGGTGTTAATATGTCACCTAATGCTGAACTTGAAAAACAAGAGAATACTATTGCTCCAAATGGAGAATTTACTCAATATAATGGTCCTAGCCATGAACAAGGCGGTATTAAAACTACCCTTGATAATGGTGAAATAGTATTTAGCGATAAACTTAAACCTAAAGGTTCTTCTAAAACATTCGCTGATTTAAATAAAAAATATAATACTAATAAAGAAGATAAGTTATTTGAAGATAAAAAATCTAATAACCTTCAAAAATTAACAGCTCAGTTAATGAAAGAAGCTAAAATGAAACAATCTTTAGCTTTATTTCAAGAACAAGAAAAACTTAAACAATCTAAATTAGAAAATTATGCTAAAAGAATTGGTTTAGATTCTGAAAGTTTTAAATATGGTGGTATTAAAAAATTTGGTGGTGGTGGTGGTGGATTATTAGAATCTGAAAAACAACCTCTTCAAATGATGAATGATGAAGATCCTAGTGATGCTTTTAATGATAACTTTAAAACAGACTATAATAAAAGTTTGTATGATAAATATCAAGCTCAAGGTTATCAACATAATTATTGGAAATATGATGGTCAGAAAGAAGATTTTAAAGATAATGGACCTTCTACACCTAAGATTCCTTATGGTGATATATTGAAGCAATTAGGTTTAGGAGCTGCTCAAAATGCAGGTAATATGTATGATTTACAAAGATCTAATACAGTAGATGTTGAAAAATATAATAGAGTTACTCCTGAGTTATTAGATGTTAACCCAGCTTTACGTTACAATAATATGCAAGGTAAAATGGCTGCTACTAATATTAAAAATGCTTCAGTTGGTAATAGCTCTACATACCTACAAAATCGTAAAGATTTAGCTATAAATCAAATGATGGCTAATTCTAATATACAAGCTAATTATAATGCTCAAAATGCTAATTTAAAGAATCAAGCCGCTTATTATAATGCAGGTGTTGGTGATAGAGAAACTATTGCTAATTTACAAAATCAAGCTCAAGCTAGAAACCTTAAAGGTTCTGCTTATAGTAATATTGGTCAAAACATTATGGGTCAATATAGAGATTATCAAGCTGGTAAAATCAATAAAGATACTAATGATAAGTTGGCTCAAAGAGATACTGATTATCTTAAAATTATAGCTGCTAAATACCCTGAGATATTAAATGATCCAGAATTTGCAAAATTATACAAATAATATATACAACTTAACAAAATAATTCTTAACTTTGTAAAGCTTTTTTCAGCAATGTTAAAAGCTTTATTTGTTTAAAATAAACACTATGGCTAATCGTTTCGATCAACCCCAACCACAAAGATATGTTAGTACATTCGTACCTGAACAATACGTGGGTAAACCATTAGAGGCTTTAACTAATTTAGCTAAAGATTACTCTGATAAATATAAACAAGCAGGTTCTGATATATCATCAGCTAAAGATGAGATTCTTAAAGTTAATGCTATTGATAAACATAATTTTAAAAAGAAAGAATTATTAGATCAATATAATTCTCAATTAGATGAATTAGCTCAAAACTGGCTTAAGAATCCAACAGATTATTCTAATAAATTAAAGTTAGATAATCTAATTAAAACTTATAGAAATGATCCTTTAAGAAATGAACTTGAAACTTCATATGCTTATTATAATGATGATTTGAAAAATTTAAGAAAGTTATCTTCTGAAAATAAATATGGTTATTGGAATGATAATATATCTAAATTTAATTCATCTTATAAAGATGGTGAATTTACACCTTATAGGTCTACAGGTATTAAGTCTGCTGCTAATCATGCTGAAGCTGCTAAAAAATTAATGGGTAAGATTGCTGCTGATGGTTCAGATATTGATAATGTTATTGTTGGTAAAGATGGTATAACTAGAGGTTATAAAAATGGTGTTGAAACAATTAGCAGTAATAAAGTTTTAAAAGAAGCTTACCAAAAAGCTGATGGATTCTTAGATAGTCCTGAAGGACAAGACTTTATTGAAAAAGTTAAATTTGACTATCCTAAAGCTAGTCAAAAAGATATTTATGAAGCAGCTGTTAATTTATTGTATAGTTCTGCATCTGAACAAATATTTAGTAAAGGTAAAAAAGGTTATTCAGAAGAAGTTAATCGTGCTTGGAAAACATTACATGATGAAGAAAATCAAAAGAATTCTTTATATGGTAGTCCTTTAGAAAGTCAAACATTAGATTTAACTGCTGATAATAAAGATTTTCATGAATTGAAAGATTCAGGTATATTATCTGAAACTAAAAATTCAGATGGTTCAACTAAATTAAATGTTGATTGGAAAAATGTTTCTGAGAAAGAACCTATTTATGATGTAGTAGATGTTAATGGTAGAAGAGTTTCAACAATAGTTGGTTATAAAGACGCTACTGATAAAGCTAAGCAATTAGGTAAAGTAGTTGGAGAAATAGCTAAATCTATTGGTTATAATAAAGAAGTTAATCATAAAAACTTTGATGAAATTATAAATAAATATAATGCGTTCAGTAAAACTAGAATTGCGGATGAACAAATGTCTGCACCAATATCTAAAGTTGAAAGTGAAAAACTTAAGAGAAATTGGAATAATTATGATTTAATGGATGTTGAACAACCAGATCAACCATTAGCTGAAAAACCTGTATTAAAAGAAGGTGATGAAGTTGTTTTAAATAACTTTAGACATACTCCTAAAGGTAATATGAATAGAGATGGTTATATTAAGAAAAAAGATGGTACTATTCAACCAATTATGGTTAGACCAAGAGCTGTAGTTGATGATGGTTTCCATAATAAAGTAGCGTCTATAGGATTAAAAGGAGCTAGTTGGGAAACTGGTTTAATTAAAGGAACTCCAGATTTAGCAAATAAAGATGTTGAAATGATAGATAAAACTGAAATACCTAATATGGGTACTTTAGAAACATTTGGTATTACAAACCCTAATACTGGTGAAAAGAAATCAGGTTATTTGTTAACTCCAGGTAAAAACTCTAAAATTAAAGAACCTATATCATTTAGAACTCAAGCTAGTATGCTTACATATTTAAATCAACTTTATTACAGTACTGAAGTTGGTTCAACAGATTTATACAATATTGCATCAGACAACACATCGTTTAAAGACTTACAAGACTAATATGCCAGATAACAACAAACCACTATCAGAAAGACTTTTAAATTCAAAAAAATTTAATATTGGAACTAACGAATTAGATAAAAAAGGTTCGACATTAGAAACTCTTGGAAATACAACTTTTGGTAATAGTGAATATGATGATAAAAATTTAAATTCTGAATTTGTAAAATCAGGTGATTACCAATATTTAAGAGGTGAGAAGCAATCTGGTTTAGGTCAAATTGGTTTAGGTGTTTTAAGAGCAGCTTCTAAAGCTGCTGTTGAAATAGGTAAAACTCCAGCTTATTTATACTCTTTAGGAGAATGGTCATTAGATAATATATCTAAAGGTGGTAAAGGAGTTACTTTAGATCAAGCTTTAGATAATGCTTGGTTAAATACCTTAGAATCATTAGACGATTCCATTAAAAATGAAATACCTGTTTATCATTCTTATAAGTCTGGTAAAGGTGGTATATTAGACAATATAGCTAGTACATCGTTTTGGTCAAGTGAAGGAGCTGATGGTGTTGGTTATTTATTAGGTCTGATTTTTCCAGGAGCTGCTTTAAAAGGCTTAAATTTGGCTTCTAAGATATCTAAATTAGGAGTTGGTGTTGAGTTATCTAAAGATATTGAATTAGGCACCTTAACGCTTTTAAATAGTTCTGTAGAAGCATTAGCTGAAGCTAAAGGTGTAGCAGATAGACTTAAAGCTGAAGGAGCTAGTCCTGAACAAATTGCTGAAGCATGTAAAGCAACTTTTTATGCTAACATAGCTTTATTAGTATTACCTAATGCTATTATGAATAAGAATTTATTAGGTAGATTTAAAGCTGATAAATCAATATTGGATGAATTTAAAGATGCTTCTGGTAAGTTAATGGAGAATCCTGTTATTAAAAAAGATGCTCTTAAACAATATTCTAAATCAATATTTGGATCAGCTTTACCAGAAGGTGTTGAGGGAGGTGGTCAAACATCTATTGAAAATTATGAAGTAGCTAAAGCAACTGGTAAGACCGATTTAGGTTTTATAAAAGGTGTGGCTAATGAATTTCTTACTACTATGAATACAACAGAGGGTCTTAAATCAGTTGTGTTGGATTTAGTATTAGGTTCATTTGGTGGAGCTGTAGGTACATTTAAACAGAGAAAAGCAGATCAAGAATATCGTAATGAGAATTTTGGTACTATCTCACAATTAATCAAAGATAACTTTGAAGGATTTAGTGGAGATAATGAAATATATGATAGGGATGAAAATGGTGTTCAAACATCTATTAACCCTACTAAACTTAAAGAAGCTACTGAAGATTTCATTAATGAAATTACAGAAAGTAAATTAAAAGACTTATCAGCATTAAATGATGATAAAGTTTTACATGATTATTTAGATAATAAAATCTTTACAAGAGCTGCAATACCATTTTTAAAACTTGGTGATGTTGGTTTAGAATTGCTTAATGATAAGATTGATAATGCTAGTTTAACAGCTAGTAAAATTAATCAACTTGATATCCTTGATGAGAATAAATATAAAACTGAACAGAAGAATAAAGCTAAACAATTATTAGGTTTATATAATGATACAATGAATGTTGTTAGTCAATTTGCTTCTGTTAAAGCACTTGAAGGTAGAGAAGGTTATGAAGAATATCTTGATAAGATGTTCAATGCTTCATTTCAAGAAGTATCTAAACAAGTATTTTATAAAGAAAAAATTCAAGATTTAAATAATGAGTTAAGTAAATATAATTCTGTTATATTCAATGATTTACCTCAAAATCAAATACAAGTTGCTAAATATCAAAAACAAATTGATGGTTTAAATAAATTATTAGAACAATCTAAAGAAAAGTATAATTCTTTACAAAATACATCAGAGCAAATTAAAGCTTTAAATGAGTTTATTGAACAAAAAATTAAGTCTGAAAAGATTGTTAAAGACGTTCAAAATGCTGAAAAAGAAGCTGTTAAAAAGCAAAAAGATAAACAAGTTTTAGATGAAGTTAAATCAGATGTTGATGTTGCTTTAGAAAGCATGACAATAGATGAATTTAATTCTTTACATAATAAACTTAAAAATGATCCGTTAGTTAATGATAATCAAAGAAAGAGTTTAATTGATAAAGCTAAAAATTTAGATAAAATTATAACTACTTTTGCTGAAGCTATTAAAAATGGTACTGTAACTAATGATGCTGAAACACAAGAGTTTTATGCTAATAATAAAACACATATCGAAGCTAAATTAAAAGAGTTTCAAGATAAAGAAGTTGCGCCACCTACATTTAGCGAATTATTAAATAAAAATTTAGAATCTAAAAAAGCTGATATAAAAAGAAGAAGACAAGAGGAATTAAGTAAATATGAAGGAAGAAGAGCTAATGCTTTTGTTAAATATAATCCTGAAGGTTCTAATACAGAATTAACTCAAGATGAAATTGATGAAATAGAATTAATTATAAATAAAGCTAGTGAAAAAGGATGGAATGTTGATAGATTACAACAAACATTAGCTAGCAGAGGTTATGTACATTCGATTGGTAATTCAGTTAGTGCTTTAAGAAATTTTTTACAAGCAAGATTAAATGGGGAAATTAATTATCAGGTTAATGGTAATTTCTTAAATGAAATCAATGCTAAATATGATGCAGAACTACAAGCATTAGAATCTACAGCTACTACTGAAACAAGCATAGAAGCTAAAAAAGCTGATATAGAAAGAAGAAGAAAGTTAGATTTATTTAAAAATACACCAGAGCAAGCCTTTTCTGGATATGCTAATGATACAAAATTAACATCTTATAATGAAGAAGGTGCTATAACAGATAGAAAGGAAGGAAAATCTTTAACTGGTAATAGAATACAAATATTCAAAACATTAATAGATTTATTAACAGAAGCATTTCCTGAAAAATATCAATCATTAAAAAATATTTTTAAACCAAACCCATCGGGTAATGGTTATTATATAACAATAAATGATTTTACTAAAGCTATAAATATCCTTAAAAAAGAAGGAATTAATACTAGTAAAGAGGGATTAACTCAATTATTAGATTTAAAAAAACAAAGAATTTCTGAAATCAATGCTAAATATGATGCAGAATATATTGATAAAGTAAAAAAAGGAGAATTTACTAAACAACAAGCAAAAGATGCACTAAAAGAAATTAACAGATTAACTCCTGAATTAGAAAAACAAATTGATGATGCAGAATTAGCTGCTTTAGGAGAAACTTCGGGAGTATCTGGTAGTGCATTGAAAGATGTAGTGCCAGTATTTCACCACACAAAAGTAGATGTTAAAGATTTTGATTTTGGTAATTTCCAAAGAGGCAAAAATCAAGTAAGTCAATTTGGTGATGGGCTGGCAGTATCTACTGATACAACTCCATTCTTGCAAAAGAGATATGGTAATCCAATTAAGGGAGAGGTTAAAGATTCTGATTTTGTTGTAATTGATACTAACAAAACAGAGAAAGAAATTTATGAAGAATTAAAATCTAAAGGATACAAGTTCAATAAGCCAGACAGCGGTTCTTATATTGGGAATGACCCTGCAAAAGAATATAATGGAACTGAAAGAGCAAATGAAAACCCTGCTATTATCTCCCTGTTTAATGATTTTCAGAAATCAAATCCAGAAGTAAAAGGGGTTAAAATTGTTAATCATATTATTGCTAACGAAAAAGTATCTCCATTCTATGTTATTTATGACAATAAATCATTTTATGGCGAAGGTAGTTTAAAAGAAAGTGAAGAGGAGTCTAGTAGTGCATTGAAAGATGTGGAAGGTAAAAAAGCTGATATAGAAAGAAGAAGACAAGAAGAGTTAAAATCTTTTACGGAGAGAGAAAAAGAATCTGTAAAAAAATCTACTAAAGGAACACCTATAAACAAAGACAATCCTAATTCCTTTAAAGTTGGTCAAGAGTATAATGACGGAATGCTCGTAATTGTTCAAGATGTTCAAACTGCTGATAATTTTGACGCAAATATTGCAGAAAATGAAGGGGAAGGTTATACTATAATAGACAGAGTTCTTGAGTATGGGGAAATGAAAGATGGTAAACAATCTAAAGCTCCTATATTAAGAACAAGAGTGTTTAATAACAAAGAAGATGCAGATACTTATCTAGAACAACAAAAACAAAAATTTGATAGTCAAATTGGTAAATCAAGACAGTATGATAAAATCAATGCTAAATACGATGCAGAATTAGCAACTTTAGAAAATAATAACATACAACAATCTGATATTAATGTTGATAATGAACATGAACAAGACGTTGTATCAGAAAATAATCAATTAGTTATTGATGATGAAGTAAGTCAAAAACATCCTATTACCGATAATCAAGTTGAATCTAAAGGTATAAATAGAAAGAATAATGTTGCTATGATGCACTTATTTGAGCATTATTTTGACAATGATTTCTTTAAGTTTAAACGTCAAGAAGGTTTTCCTAAATTAGATAATACTTCTAATATTAATATTAAGAGTATAAATGATATTAAAATTGGTGATACTATTAATTTTAAATTCGTAGAAGTATCTCCTGAGATTTCTTCTTTATATGAAGGACTTAAAGATTATGATGGTAAACATATTGGTATTTATAAAGACAATGATTTATTAGGATTTGTTCAACAACCTCATGAAATATCTACTAAATCATCTGATCCTGATTTATCTAAAAGACTTAGAGATGGTTTAATAACTTATAGAAAATATATTATAAAAGAACTTAATTCTAATAAAGAAGTTGTAGAAAAAGTACTTGATAAAGGTACTGGTAATCTATATACTAAATTAGATAAACAAGGTAGAATAGATCCTGTATTTGATGTATTAGAAACTGCTAGACCTAAAGATAAGATTGAAAATCAATTAGTATTTGTTTATTCTAATTCATTAGGTAAATTAACATTACCTGATAATACTGATTTAGATGAAGGAACTATTAATACTATTAACTTAAGATTAGCTAAGTTAAATAAGTTTGATTCTAAAAAAGGTAGAGTATTTCAGTTAGTAAAAGATTTAAATGGTGATTGGAGTCCAATACCTGTTTATCCTAATGTTTTAAATAAAGAAACTTTAGATAAGATAAGTGAAGTTTTATCTACATCAAATAATGATAATGAACCTAATGATATAATAAGAAGATTACAACCTTATGTATATAGTACTGAATTTAAAAGAGGAGTACCTATTACAATTAAAAAAGAAGGTGGTGTAATTAAACTTTGGAATGCTAATGGTTTAGTAACACTTGATGAATTTCAAAACAATAAGTTTAAAAATAAATCTTTCTTAGAAGGATTGAAAGGTGTTAAACAAAATATTTCAATAAACGATATTAACAAACCTTCTTTCCAAGAAGATATGAAAAATCGTAAATCCTTATTAACAAATGTTACTACATTTGAAGGGGAATACTTTGTCCAACCTTATATAGAATATACTCAATCAATATCTAAAAAATTAAATGAAGCTTCTGCCCAAGATAATATAGAGTTAGATCAATTACAACCATCTATTAATGATACTGATTTAAACAGTAAGGTTAAAGATAAATTAAAATCTATTGATTTAGACACTCCTATTAATGATGATAATGCTTTATCTATCAATCATGATAACACTTTATTAAATAAAGTTAAATTTCAAAAGTGGTTATCTAGTAGATTACCTCAATTAAAATTATCAGATGTTGATAGTATATATCAATTAAAAGATGTAATGATTGATTCTTTTGGTTTATTTAGAGATAGTACTATATACCTATTCGAGGGAGCAGGTATGAAAACTGCATATCACGAAGCTTTTCATGGTGTGTTTAGAAATCTATTGACTATTAAACAACGTCAAGATATAATTAATGAAGCTGTTTCTAAATATCCTCAACCAACTGAATTAGAAATTAATAACTTAAAACAAAGTTTAAAAAATAAATATAGTAGTGAGCAACTTCTTTATCTTTATTATGAAGAGAAGTTAGCTGATGATTTTGCAAAATACGCTTATGATAGAAATGATAGTAACTTTTGGGTTAAACTTGGAAACAAGATTAAAGATTTTTTTAATAAAATATTCAACTTTTATAGAATATTTAAATCAAATGATACCACAACCATAGATGATTTATTTTCAAATATTAATGCTGGTAGATTAGCTACTTTAAATAGTAAGTCTAATAGTGTTGTAAATAGGTCTTTATTTAACGAATACGCTTATTCTAAAGCACTTAATAGTAAATTAGGTGTTAGTACTAAGGTTAAGATTGTTAAATCAATAGGGAACAAATTTCTGGCTGAATATCAACAAGCTATTTTTAATGAACAAAAGGTAGATTCTTTTACTATTCTTAAAAATATACAAGATTCTTACAAAAAAGAATTAGTTTCTGGTAAACTTTCAGAAGCTGATGAAAAAGAATGTGCTAGAATTATTGTTAACTTTCCTGATATATGGAATGAAGTTAAGAAATATCTTGAATATAGAAATATAAAATCTAAATTAGTTTTAGGTTATAATACTATTAAAGAGGAGATTGAAGTTCAAGAGGAAGGTGTTTTAGAATTTAAAACAGACTTAACTCAAGAATCTGTTGAAGATATTGAAACTTATAGTTTAGAATCTAAAACTGTTAAAGGTTTAGGTGAATGGACTAGTATTAGTGGTTTAAGTTCTGCTAGTACAAGACTTAAATTATTCTTATCATCAATACCTATTATTAAAGATGGTAATGTTGTTAAAGATAATTTGGGTGTTACTCAATACCATGAATTTTCAGATTTATATTATTACATAGAACGTAATCTTATTGATAAATATGAATTGTCTGAACAATTGAATGTTCTTAAGGAGCTTGCTATAAACAGACCTGTCTTAAATCAAATTATAGATAAGTTATCTAATAAACCTTCTGAAATGTCACAAGAGCAATTTGATTTATTAGTTAATGATTTTAAAACTAACTTTAGTAAACAACAATTAGCTTATACACTTATTAAGTTTGATAATGAAAATGGTAATTATAGTTATAAGATAATTGATGCTAATAGAAGTAGTTTAGGTCGTGAAATATTTAATCAGTTTGAAATTAATGTTGCAGACCCTACTAAAGATGTTGTAGGTTATTATGATAAAGATGGTAATAGGGTTATTGATGCTTCTAAAGCTAAAGATGTATTACAAGCTTGGGATAAATTATTTAGTAAGCTCATATCTTACGAATCTGTTAATGCTTTATTAAATAAAGTAGGTATAGAATATACTCCTGAAGTACTTAAAAAGATATTATCTTCAGACATATCTGTTTGGAAGAATCAAGTAACTACATTAATGAAATGGTATGCTTCTGATTTTCCTATTAATGAAGAGAAAGAAGGTCGTAAAGCTTTATCACAATTAGTAGCTTATGAAGTAGATAACTTAATGGAAAAATATACCTCATCGTTTATTAATGGTGAGAATAAGAATATTTATACAATACAATTACCATCGTTTATTAGTAAGACTGTTGCTAAAATTAAAAATAGAGATAAGTTTAAACTTTGGAAAGCAGACTTACAAAAAGATGATTTTTACTACAAATCTAATTTATTAGAAGCTCTTGATAATAAAGAATATAGAGAGTCTTTTAAAGTTAGTTATATGGATAGTTTTAAAGATGAAAGAGGTTCTAGAGAAGGTGTTGGATTTACTTCATTAACACCTAAAGATTATTTGAATACTGAAGTAGCTTTATTCCAAAATACCGCTGTTAATAGTCAAAAACAAACTACAATGCCTGTTAGCAAATACATATATATTACACCATCTGATAAAACAATGTGTGTAATAATTGATGCTAGTAGATATGATGTGGCTATAGATCCTGTTGATGGTTCTGACTTAGATTTAAGGAAATCACCTATCTTTAATAAATACTATAATGTTGTATTATCTGAAGCTATTAGAATAGCTAAAGCTAATAATGTTAAAAATGATATTATAGCTAATAAAGGTGAAGGTAAATATAATTTAAATGAATTAGAAGAACATTATCATATGTCTAAATCTAGTTTTAAAAAGTTATCTAATATGATACTTGAAGATAAACTTGATTGGGATGTTATACCTACTTTATTTGATGGTCAAGCTTACAAGTTTAATTATTTTTCTTTAGGGTTTAATAATAAGGTATTAGCTATGACTAAAGAAATATTTGAATCTTCAGCTAATAAAAATGATATAATTAAAGCTTTTGATAATCTTGATACTAGACAAAGTATAATGAAATTATTAGAAGCTGAACTTAATAAAGATTATAAAGAATCTGTTAAAGAATTTGAAAGAAAAGGTTTAATTGAAAGATTACCTAATGGTTTATATAAAAATAAATCTTTACAATTAACTTCTGAAACTAAATTTGTTGATGGTATACAAGAGCAAGTTGAAAATTCTGAAGAGGTTCAAGATAGACAAATAAAACATCTTATAGCTAATTTTAGCCTTAATACTTTATTGCACAATATTGAATTTAGTAATATATTTAATGGTGATTTTGCTCAATATAAACCTAAAGATTTACAAAAGCGTACTTATCAAAGTCAAGCAATGACTGTATTTGGTAATTTTATAAATAAAATTATTAAAACTGTTGTTGTTAAAGACGTTGAAGTAGCTTCTGAAAGTTATAATTCTATTGTTGATACTTTAAAATCTCAAGGTTTTACTGATGCTGAGATAGAAGAAATTGCTGGTAAGTATTCAGAAGGTATAAATGTTACTGATGCTCAAGTATATATATCACCTGAATTCTATAAAAGAATACATGTTGCAAGAGGTACGTGGACTTCTGAAATGCAAGAAGCTTTTGATATAATTGAAAATGGTTCTAAAGGTAATATTAAAGAATCATTACATCGTTTATTAGGTGGTATTAAACCATATTACTTTGGTAACAGATTTGATCCTAAATTTGAAAAACAAAAGTTTGAACAGGTTAAATGTGCAATGTTACCTTTATTTAAAGGATATTGTGATTTAAATCCTTTACTTGCTAAGAAGCGTGAACAAATGCTTACTGATGGTGTTGATATGATTGCTCATGAATCATCATTTAAAGCTGCTATAGGCTTTAGAAATACGATTAGTGATGATGTAGAGTACCTTAAATTAGATTTAAGTACTGATAACTTCGGTGTACAAGTAGATAATCCAGATCATATGGATGAAGGTAATGATTCTATGAGGCAACTTAAAATGTTAATTTTAGGTTCAATAGATAAATCTAAATTATATAATGATATTAAAGGTGATGTTATAATAAGTAACATTCTTAATATGGAAGCTGAGAATTTAGCTGATTCTCTTAAAGAACTTAAAGATAAAATGGATGTTAAATCTAACATTAATTTTGCTCATTTTATTAAAGAAATGGTTACTAAACGTGGAGCTACAATTAATGTTGAAGAGATATTAAATATAGTTAACGGTAATTTTGAATATGCTTTAGACTCTGGTAATATTGCTACACAAGTTGAAAATATGATTAGTAGTATATTTACTAATAATGTTATTAAACAAAAGTTTAGTGTTGGTGGTAGTGCAGTACAAGCTACTGCTTTAGGTTTTAAATATAAAAACTTAGCTGAACAACAAGATAATCTTCCACAAGAAGCTTTAGATTTACAAACAGATCTTAAATGGATTAAACCAGAAGATGGTAAGATATCTTATGCTGAATGTGCTATGCCTGCTTGGACTAAAGAATTCTTTGATAAAAAAGGTAATCTTATTGATATAGATTCTATACCAGATGAGTTAAAACAATTGATAGCTTATCGTATTCCTACTGAAGGTTTACACTCAATGATGCCTATTAAAGTTGTTAAATTCTTACCTCCAACTATGGGTAACTTTATATTATTACCTTATGAAGTAACAACTCAATTTGGAGCTGACTTTGACTTTGATAAGGTTTATTTCTTTGGTAAAGAATTCTTTAAGGATGAAAATAATAATTTAATACCTTATAAATATTATACTGGTACTGATAAGAAGTCTACTCAAAGTAGATATTATCAATATTCATATACCGTTAGTCCTAAAGAAAAATTAAGTTATGAAGATTTTGAAGAGCTTAGTGTTAAAGAACAAAATGTTAGAGCTAGTAGAAATAACAATATAGTTGATAACTATTTAACTTTATTGACTAGCATAAATAACTTACATTTATTAGTTTCTCCATCTGGATTTACTCAACTTGAGAATTTTCAAAAGACTTATTTTCCTAATTATGATGAATATAATTTCTTTAGCTCTAGAACACAAAGAGATTTTAAAGAAAGAAATCACATTGGTATTGCTTTGAAAGGACAAGCTGCTTTACACGTATCTGGTCATTCATATGGTGTATTAATGGATTTAAATAGTACTGATTATAATGAAGATGGTAGTTTAGATATTACTAGAAGTGTTAATATAAATGGTTCTAACAGAACAAACTTCAGTGGTTTATACACTGATAATGGGAAACTTATTGCCGATGAATTAGCTAGTATCATGGCTGCTATATTAGATGATATTAAGAATCCTTTACTTGAACCACTTGGTATTAATAATAATACTATAGATGTATTAGCAACTATGATTAGATCTGGTGTTAATATGAAAACTGCTTTAATGTTTACTTCACAACCTGCTGTTAAACACTTAAGTAAAATATTAGCTGGTAATAAGAATAAGGTTAAAGATGTTAATGAAGGTTATTTACAAATAGATGATTTAATTGATTCTTATACTAAATTAGCTGAAAGTTCTTTAGATAAGTTAGAGGATAAAGATAATCCTACTTATCAAGGTTATATTAAAGTTATGAATAGTAATAAACCTGAACATGTTGATATTAATGAAAAAGATATGCTCAATATTATCGAAACCTACAGGATTGATGGTGATGAAATATTAAAAGGTCATTCTGTTGAAGGTAAGAATAAATTAAGTTTTAAAAAAGCTAATCCTTTAGAATTATTAGAATATTATAGTTATCAAGTTAGAGTATTAAATCAATTTAAGAATATTGAATCTATAGCTAAAGAACTTGTTAAGATTAATAAATTCTTTGCTATAAACAAAGAAGTAGGTCCTAATATTGAAGATATTATAGCTAAGAGAGATATTCTTGATAATATTAACGGTTCTAATATTGTTAAAGGTTTTAATATTGACTCAGTACCTAGTTTGAAAGAAACATGGTCTACTCATGAGTATGCTTTAGATTGGTTTGAATCTTACTTTCCTTATTCAACAAATGCTTATATGAATATTAAGAATGCTGTTATTAAGAATCAAAGTAAGAAATCTTTAAATGAAGTATCTATTGAAGAAAGACAATATATGAATAACTTCATTAGAACTTATACTGATTATATGACTGATGTATTTAAAGATGTTCCTGATAATTACAATCATTTATTAAATAAGTTTCCTGTAATGATTAAGAATATTAAAGATACTAATAATAAAGATCTTAAGATTGGAGCTAATACTTACGAACAAATTAAAAATAACTTATTTATTCAAAATATTAAAATTGAATTAGATAAGCAAAATAAGATTTGGTATATACAATCTAAAGGTAATAGATTAGATTTACAAGTTAAAAATAATATTATTGAAGCTTTTACAGCTTTATATAGAAATGTAAATACTAAACCATTAGCTATTGATTTTATTAAACATTCATTCTTAACTACAGGATTCTTTAGAGGTTTAAATAGCTATTCACAATTTATTAGTCCTGAAATACTTAAAGATTTAGGTTATAACGATTATAGAAAGAATCTTATATCTAACCTAAAAGATGATATGGTTGTTTTATCAGGTGTTGATGAAGCTAGATTAGTAGATTTAATTATCAGAAATAATAGTAAAGATTTTACTAAGAAATTTGATGGTGAAATGTTTAATGTTAAATCTAATGAACCGTTACCTAATAAACTTGTTACTAACGAAGCTTTAGTTAAAGCTGCAGGTAGAGCAAACGATATGATTTGGTATACTTATAATGAAGATGGTAGAGTATTAAATACTCCTAAATATATAAGTGTTTATGATAAATTTAATAGAAAACCTGAAATTTATGTTAAAACTGATGATTTTTCTTATGAAAAAACAACAATTTTAGGTAAACCAGGCTATTTATTTGAAATAAATCCTTATATTAATATAGAGAAATCTTATTTAAAGTATAATAATGATAAACAAGTAGATGAGAATATTGAAAAATTAAACAAACCTGTACTTGAAGAGAATATTCCTAATGAAGAATATGAAGGTTATGCTAATAATTTATTTGGTGAAGTAAATGAGAATTTTATAAATGAAGATATAAATCCTGAAGAAGGAACTACTAAAAACCCTGAAGATTGTTAAAATGAGTAAAAAGTGTGAAATAAAAAGTTATATTAAGAACATCACTAATGATGAGAATGTTCGTGAACAATTAAACAATGTTCATAATGAGATATTTGATAAATTACATAAATCAAAGTTATTTGATATGTGGAACCAAATATTATTTGAACATTCTAATAATATAAGTAAGATAAATGATGGTAGGAGATTAGTTGGTGCTATTAATTCTGAATACGGTACACCAGTTGTTGGTTGGACTAAAACTCCTACCAATAGACAACATGTGTATGTTAATGTTAAGAATTTATTACCTAAATATACTAATAATCCTAATCAAAGAAAATTATTTAGTTTAAAAGAAAATGATGTTAATCAGGGTATAAAAGCTATTGATATATTACAATCTGATAAAGCTAAACAAATATTTGATAAAGGTGAAAAGAATAAATGGGATTTGAATAAAATTCTTACTGAGCTTGCTATATCTAAATATCAAAAAGAATTAATATTAGGTTTAAATAAAACTAATAGAGAAGAAATTGTTACTGATTTATTAGCTAATTATAGTTATACTATTGAGATTAATACTGCTAAAGATAAAACAGATTATAGATTTAAAGACAATGCTGAATTAGCAGATTATGGAGGAAATAGTGGTTATGAAGATTTTGAATATGAAGGAAGTAAATATACACAAAGAACTGAACTGGAATTTGATGGAGAAGAACATACTTATTTTTATAAAGATGATAAAAAGATAACTAAAAGAGAGTTTAATGAAACTGCTAAGAAATTATTACCTAAAATAATAGATAGAAATAGTTCACATTATTCCAATTTAACAGTTCCAGGAGGTACTAACTATACAGAGAATGAAATAGCTACTCCTCAAATAGTTCCTTCTATTAAAGGTCATGCTCAATTTGCTACTGATAATGGTATTGGCTGGTTTAGAAGTGATGATAAAGAAAATAAAGTAGTTGGTTGGAAAGAAGAAGATGATTTTTTAAATAGTGAAACTGCTCAATATAATCCTATAACTAAAAATGATAAAGTAATATTTGGGCATCCTACTATTGGAAAAAGTTATTTAAAACAAAAAGGAAGTAATGATTTTATTACTTTAGATGATGATTATGCAGATGAAGTTAATGCTTTTATAGATAAAAATAGAGGTTCTGAAACAAGACAAGAATATAAAGGGAGAAAACCTAAAGAATATAATCAATTTATGCTTAATCTATTTGATAGATTAAAAGTACAAGCTAAAAAAGAAGGTAAAAGATTATTTGTTTCAAATACTAATATTCTAAAAGAAAGAATGTCTGAATTTGACAAAGTAATTACTATACCTAAAGATGAATTTAAGAAAAGATTTGATGCTAGGGGAGCTACTTATGGATTTGAAGATTGGAAATCAGATATAGATGCTACTGTAGCTAAAGTAGATAAATCTAAAGTAATTAGTACAACAGGATATTTATCTGATTTATTAAAAGGAAATCCTAAAACTCGTAGAATATTAGAAGTACAATCTGACCTCTACCAAAAAGGAAGAAATTTAGGAGATATTGAACAGATTATCAAAGACTTACAAAAGTCGGGGGATTTAAAAATAGATTGTAATTAATTTGGATTTCTAATATACTTTTTGTATCTTTGCAGTATGAATAAATCAGGAATATATAAAATAGAAAATCCAAAAGGAAGTATTTACATTGGTCAATCTAAAAATGTAAATGAAAGAATTAGTAGGTATAAAAAATTACAATGTTGTAAAAATCAGTTGTTATTATATAGAAGTTTTTTAAAGTATGGTATAGAAAATCATAAATTTGATATTTTAGAAATAGGAAACTTTACAAAAAAAGAACTTAATACTCTTGAGGCTAAATATATAATACAATTTAATTCATTCAGAAAAGTAAATGATTTGGGTATGAATTTAACAACAGGAGGAGATTCTTTAGAATATGATGATTCTATAAAAGAAAAAATGTCTAAAAAAAGAATAGAGTTGTTTAAAGCAGGTCAAAGAAATTCTAAACTTACATTAAAAAATGTAATAGAAATTAAAAAATTAATTGCTTATAACACACCTTTAAGAAAAATATCAGAAACTTATAATGTAGGTATTACCACAATATCTGAAATAAAATCTGGTAGAAGTTGGAATGATGTACCTAATTATGTAATTTCTGAAAACGAAAAACATTTAATTAATAGAACTAATCAATTTTCAAGGTTACAAAAACTAACAGAACAACAAAGATTAGAAATTTTAGACTTAATAGATAAAAAAGAACTTACTTTTGAACAAATAGGTAAACTATATAATGTTACAAAAGGTGCTATAAGTGCAATTAAACGTAGTAAAATAAAATTTGGTAAATAATGGCTTGTAAATACATATATAAAGGAACAACATATTCTTCTAAAGAAGAATTTATAAGTAAAGTGATACCTACTTTAAAAAATAGTACTTTGTCTAAGTTTGATAAAGTACCTACAAATAAACAGGTATATCTTTCTTCTATAAAAAATTATGAAGATAATATAGTAAATTTTGAAAAAGCAATACAAGCTATAAAAGATAATAATTATAAAATTATTTTACCAAATAATGCAGGTAGATATGTAGCAAGTGTTGAATCTGAAGGAATTAGAGGTGGTACTATACCTATTGCAGAAAATCCTTATAGTAAGGAAGCTAAAGAAGGTAAATTTGATAAAGAATATGCCTTATCTTATTTAAAAGAAAGAATAGAAAGAGAAGAAGGTTCTATTGAAAATGAAAATAGAAAAATTAAAGAAATTGAAAAAGTAGAAAATGATATTTATAATAAGAATATTAATTCTAATCAATTCCTACAACTTCTAAACAAAAACAACAATTGGGTAACATTCTTTATTAAATCTATTATACAAGATAGTGCTAAGAAAGGATATGAGAAAGTATTATTTCCTACAGGTAATACAGCCAGTAAAGTTGAAGGTCATAGTACTTTAGAAGAGTTTAAGAAACAGAAAGAAGATAGGATTAAGGAACTTGAAAATAAACTTAAAGAAATAGCTTCGGATGAATTTTTTAATAAAACTTATAAAATAGTAGATAATCAAGTTCATAAAAAAGAATCAACTAAAGAATATCCTAATGTAGCATTTACTACAAAAGTTTATAATGAAAAAGAAGGTAAAGAAGTTGCTTATGAATTTATGTCTAAATCTTCTAAACAAGAAATAAATCAACTTAAACAAGAACTTGAAAGAGTTGAAACTGAAGGATTTGGTGCTTTAAAACCTATTTTTAATTTCTATGAAAATACTGTAACTAATATTCTTAAAAAGAATGGTTATTTACCTAATATAATTACTGATGAATATGGTAATACTTGGAATGAAGTAGAAATTAAACCTGAATATCTTAATAAAATCTTATTTTCAAAAAAATCCACGGTAGATAAAAAAAATGATATTACTTCTAGAATGTCTACATTATTACAAGATTTTGCAAAAGTTAATAATATTAAGGTTGAATTTATAGAAAAGGTTCTTGATGATAATAATAATGAAGTTAATGGTTTTTATGATTCTGTTAAAAAAGTTATTAAAATTAATCAAAAGTTAGCTGAAACTGATACTTTTCCAGAAGAATTAGCTCATTATTTAACATTAGCTTTGGGCGAAGATCATACATTAGTTAAAAGAGCCTTTAATTTAATGAATAAAGTCGATTATAGAGGCTTTTTAGGTCAAACCTATATAGATACATATAATAATGATGAAACTCTCTTAAAACACGAATATTTAGGTAAATTAGTAGCTAAAGTTATAGCTGAAGCTAATACACCTGAAGAATTGTTAAATGAACCTGGTTTTGCTTTATGGGAAACTATAAAAAGAATGTTAGATGCTTTTGTAAGGTTATTTAAACCAAACTATAATATACAGTCTGAACTTGATAATTTATCTAAAGAATTAGCTAAAATGATACTTTCAACTAAAGAAGTTGAGAGTACAGACCTTTTTATTAAGATGTTTAGTGTTAATAATAAGAATATCATAGCTAAAGATATTAGACCTCAATATGTATATTATAAAGGATTATTAGGTAAATTAAAATCAGATTTGTCTAAATTAGAACCTTCTAGTGATGAATTCTTAAAAACCAATGAAAAAATACTTAAAATTGAAGCTAGTTTAAAAGAAATTAGTGAAAATGGTAATAAACAAGTACTTTTAAATCTTGCTAATGAAACTTTAGATGAGATTGAAGAGTATGTTAATAAACTTAAACAAGTTGTAGAATCTGGTAATAAACCTAATGTAGATAAGATTGAAAGAACTGTTAAAGTTTTACACATGTTTGAAAATATGATTGGTGTTAAAGATAGAGTAGGTATATTATTAAATGATACTTTACAATTCGCTAAAGTGTTTGTTTTAGATGAAATGCAAGGATTAACTGGTAAAGAATTTGATGAAAGTATATTTAATCAATTAGATACTGATATTTCAGCTGCAGAAGCTAATTTTGGTACATTAGCTGATGTTAAAAACTATTTAGGTAAAACTATAGGGTTATTAATTAAAAAGGCTCAGAATAAGATTGAAGTTGAAAATAAGAAGTCTTTTGAAAGAATTAATAATGCTGTTAATAAGTTAACTGATTATCAAAAATCTAGAGGTTTATCTGGTACAGATATTTATAAAATTTTCTTACAAGAACATAAAGGTACTTTAGTTTTAACTAAACCTTATACAACCGAATTCTATAAAAAAATATCTGATTCTTTTAAAGAACCTAATGGTTTCTTAATAAGAAGTAAATTAGCTACGTATAATTCTGCTACTAAAGAATTTATACCTAGAGATAATAAGTATAATAATAAGGATTATGAAACTATTCAAAATACTAAAGAATTAAAAGAATTTTATAATTTCTTTAAAGGAATAATTGCCGAGGTTAATGATAAATTACCTGAACAATATAAACAAAATTCTAATTTTATACCTAATATAGTTGAAAGAACTTTGATGGATATAATGAAGTCTGATAAGACTATGTTATCTAAATTAAAAGATGGTGCAAATCATATGTTAGAAATTAATGATTATTCTGATAATGATAGAATATTTGATGAAAATCTTGAAAAGGATAGTGTACCTGTTAAATACTTAGGTAAATTAAGTAAAGATATTAAATCTAAAGATTTAGGTAGTGTTTTACTTAAATATGCTTATTTTGCTAATTCATATGAAGAAATGACTGATGTTTTACCTAAAGCAAGATTGTTTCAAGAGTTAGTTAAACAACAAGAATTTATTAAGAATACTAATAAGAATAAATCAGTATATGGTGAAGATACTAAACTTAATGAAATGATTGATTCATTTATTAAAATGCAAGTATTAGGTGAGATGAAACGTGAAGAGAAATATGCTCCTCATATTGATTTTATGCTTAAGTATACATCATTATTAAGAATTGGTTTGAATCCTTTTAATGCGTCTGTAAACTTTATTATAGGTAATATAGGTAACTTAATTGAAGCTGTTGGAGGTAGACATTTTACTACTAAAGAATATTTAGAAGCTATTAAAATATTTTCTAAAGAGAATTTAGTGAATGATTCTAAACTTAATAAATTAGCAGCTAAATTTAATCCTTTAATGGAATTAGATGATTATGAAAATCTTGAAAAGATTAATGTAGGTTCTAATGAATATAAAGATAAGATTAAATCTTTAATGTATTTACCTCAAAGAATGGGTGAAAAACAAATGCAAACTAGTACTATGATTGCTTTGTTATTACATAATAAAGTTACTACTAAAGAAGGTAATACCATAAGCATGTGGGAAGCTTTCAATGAAAGTGGTGAATGGAATTCTGAATTAATGGGTTATGAGTTAGATGATAATTTTATATTTAAAACTACTAATAAAATACATAGAATTAATCAATTAATTCATGGTAGATATTCTCAAAAAGATGCTGCTGCTTTAACTCAATATAGTTTATTTAGAGCCGCTTTTCAATTTAAAAAATGGATACCTGCAGCAATTGAATCTAGATTTGGTGGTAAAAGATTTGATGAAAGATTAGATGTTGAGATTGAAGGTAGATATCGTACTTATATTAAAGGATTTAATTATATGATAGCTAAATTTCAGAATGATGTTGAGAATATTGAAAAGTATTCTTTTAATGAAACTGATGTTTATAATATGCGTAAGAATATGATTGAATTAACCTTACTATTAGGTACGGTATTAGCAGGTATAGGATTTGATGATGATAAAAAACGTAAAGATCCAACATATAAGTTTTTAATGAGTCAATTAAATCAAATTAGTGGTGATTTAATGTATTTTTATAACCCTAAAGCGTTAACAGATCCTGCAAAACTTAGTGTTCCAATGCTTAAGACAGCTCAAGATTTAATTAAAGTTATAGAATATACTCCATCAGTAATTACTGGTGATAAATTTAAAAGAGGTAGATTTAAAGGTGAAAATAAAGAATTAGCCAGTTTAATTAATGTAACTCCTGTAATTAAACCAATAGCAGATTTTGCTAGACTTTGGAATAAAGACCCTTATCAAAAATAACAATTAAATATTTACGGTACTAATAAAAAACACCCCTGTTACAAAATGTAGTAGGGGTGTTTTATTAATTAAGAATTAACAACTGTTTTATAGTATGCTTTAGCTTGTTTCATGTTAGTAAAAGTTACATGTAAACGTACTCCATTTACTGTTGGTCTTACTGCATAATTTCCACTTAGTGTACGATATACACCTTTAGCTACTTTAACGTGACTGTTAAGACTTTTTGATTTGTTTGCTGATTTGTTGTTTTTTGTTTTCATTTGTTGTTTGTTTTTTATTTGTTATTAAGGATTATTACTAATCCAGATTGTTATCATGTTTCTTGAATTATGGTTTTTAAATTTTTTAACAGCAGTCCAATTTTTACATTTAACTAATGCTGTTTCTAAAGTTTTAGAATCATCAATACCATTAGTATTAATAATTAAAGTATGATTTGTAATACCAGCAACTAATAAATCAAAGAAGTTAGCTAAATCTTCTATATTTATAGTTCTATCAACAATAAAACCACCCAATTCACTAATTCCACAACAATGTTCTAATTGTGTAATTCTAAAAGAAAATTTTTTCTTAGAAAACAAAAGGTTGTTCCTACATTGATCTTCATCTTCTATAATCCGTGAAATTAAAGGCTTTACTAATTCTTCTAAAGTTGAATATTCAACATTATAATCAAGATCTTTATATTTTAATATTTCCTTCTTTTTTAAAGGATTAACTTTTACAGCATTAACTTTTACTTTATCAGCCATGATTTTACTATTTTCAGACATATTATTTATTTTAAATTTTATTTAATTTGTTTCTTATTTCTTCTAATGTTGTTTGATTATAAAACTTACCGTCTTCATAGATTAGTTGTAATTCTCCTGAATTTTCTAATTCTCCAGCACATTCAGTTTGAACAAAGTAATCATGTTTATCATCTTTAAATACAGCTAACAATCCTTTCAAAGACTTCTTAGTACCATCATCTGTTACTGGGTCTTTGTAGATATTGTATGATTTTTTAGAATGATGTTTACAAATAGAACCTCTTTCAGCTTTACAAGAACTACCATTACAATCTTCTCTACTACAAGTTTCAACTTCAAACCAAGCACCTTTAGCTGCGACACTTTATAGGTTACTTAGTTTATTCCATATGTTAAATTTTATTGGACTATATCATCTACTTGATTTACAAGTAGTTGGATGCTGTGGGCTCACCGTAGTGTCCCTAGTCTCTGAACCTTCTTTAGTCTTCCCTAAAGCTCGGCTGCTGATAATGATTTTAAACACTTCCCAGCAATTCTTCCAATTATTCAATATACATTACTGTATAAGGGGGCTCGCAGTTGTGAAAACTCAACCCTAATGTATCTCTAGTATTATATTGATAAGTAAAACTACCTACACCTAATACAATATTAGTAGCTGCAAAACCTTTAGCTGCTAATCTTTCATAGATTTGTTTTTGACGTTCAGGTGTAATACTATCACCATATATTGCTCCAATATGAGGATCTAATACTTTATAACCTTGTTCATTTACAGTACCACCAAAGATGTCCCAAAGTAGTTCAATTACACCTTTTTGTTCAGATATAGAAAATTTAGGTTTATAAATTTCTACATAACCATATCTTTCAACAGCATCAAACAAAGTTTTCCATTTATTCCAATGTTCTTGTCCATACTCTCTGATATGTTCTTCAATAGTATAATTAGAATTAACTATATAAAATTGTTCTTTATATTTAAAAATAAATTCTTTATTTTCATCTATATTATAAAAACAATCTCTAATTTCAGATTCATCTTTAAATTCAGGAATATTTAATCCACAAATAATATCAACAGGGTCACCACTATCAGGTCTAATTACTAATTTACCAGGAATATATTTAAAATACTCAGAACCTTTATCATTTAATAAAGTTAAGTTTATAGTTTCTTTAGTTCTTTGGTTTTGATAAACATTATCGTCAGGGTCATCATTTTCGCTCCAATATCCTAATTGATGAGCTGTTCCTATTTTAATTAATGTATCACCAATAGCCCAATCTTTACCACAATATGTAGGTTTTCCATTAAATAATGGTAATTTAATTACTTCAATGTGACCTCTATCCATTATAGCTTTTTTATTAGCAGGTAGATATTCAGTAATTAGTTTCCATAAATCAAATGTATCTGAAACTATGCTTAAAATACCTTTAGGAAAGATTTTAAGCCAATCTGCAATCATTTGTTGTTCTCCTCTTGAACGCTTTTCTTGTTCTGTTAATTGTCTAATTCTTGTTTTCATTTTTCTAATGTTTTAAATATTTCTTTAATTTTAGCATCAATTAACGCTTTATTATCAGACAAAATAGAATTAATTAATTTATTACCATCACTTCTCCATCCCATATTATGAGTAAAGAAATCATGTAATTTCAAGTTTTTAATTTCTTCTTTAATATGTTCATTTAAAGATTCTTTAAAATTAGGTATAAGTCCTTGAATACCATCTCTAGCTATTTGTTTCGCCATTACTGATAACATAACTCTTGCCTTATCTTGAGATACAGAAACTTCTCCAACACAATTTCTAATGTGTTTTTTAATTTCTTCTTTAACTATTTCTTTGATTTCTTCTTCCGAAAGATAATCTTCAATTTTTATTTCCATGTTTTATTAAAATAATTGTTAAATAATTTGGTATTTACAAAATTATTCACTATTTGCTAATAACTGTTCAGGATACTCTTTTTGATTTTTAATGTGTTCAATTATATCTCCTATTGTTTCAATATCCCCAGCAGTATTATCTAAAGCAATTACAGGGGTGTTAAGAGGTAATAAATGGGCTATAGGACAAGTAAAATACATAATAGCCCCATATTTTTTGCCTCCAAAAAATCTAAATGCTATTTTATAAACGCCATTATCATATTGGTTTTCTTCTTCTGTCCAATATCTGAAATTTTTACTCCAAGTTTTTTCAGGATAACCTGTCAATTCAGGATTTACTTTTATTCCGAATGTTGTACTCATAATTAAAAATATTTTACTGGTTTCCAAGAATTAGTCACTTCGTCAAACATTTCCTCTACTTGTGAATACTTTTCTGCTTCTGCAAATATTTTAGTGCATGAGCAACTATGCTCACTTGCATTTACTGAAAATATAGGCATTTCATCTTCTTTAACTCCATAGAAATATCTACTTGCAGGTATTACAGGTAAAGTATCACTACCTTTAAATGAAGTAGTATGACCTAAACCAATTAAATATTGACTCATTGGGTCTAATCCTCTAGCAGAGAAATCATGACACATCCAATCAATTAAATAAGCTTGTTTAGGATCGGTTTTCATAACCCATTCTTCACATTGTCTACGATATAACTTAGCAATAGTAGCTGCTGTACTCGGTTTCCAAGCTAATGATGATACTATTGTTTCAAGATATAAAGTTAACCATGCAAATCCATCAACTGTATTTACAAAGGTCATATGAGGAATATTCGGGTTAGTTTCAATACCCTCTGGTAAAGCTTTTACTTTAATAGGTAAGTAACCTAAATCCCACAATTCTTCAAAATGCTTACCATCATACTCCATACCTAAGTATAAAGACATATCTTTGATAAATTGAAGTGCTTTTTGTTTTAAGCTTTCTTTGTGTTTTAAAGCAGCATATCCACCTACTCCTCTTAATTCAGTAAGGAAGAAATTCTCCTCAAATTCATCATGTAACCATTTCCAAACTAATTGCTGTCCAAATGATACTATTTTAGTAATACCTTTTGGTGCATGTTTAGTTGAACGTGGAATCCAAGTACCATATAATTTAGTAGTACCTGGAGCTAACATTTTTTGATGTCCTACTTTGTAACCATCAGTTAAGTATAGACTATTTATTTTAAATGACATATTAAATTATAATTAAATTATTTTTATTATTTTTAAAAAATTCATTAATACTTTCTATAGTTGTAATACCTATTGATGATGCTAAATCTCCCCAAGACCATAAAGACTCATATGATTGTATATTTAAAATTGAATGATGTAAAGTTTTTGGAAAATTAGCTTCAGTATCATAAGCAAATGTAAATCTAATTCTACGCATTGTACCACAACATCCTAAATTAGGATAATTGTAATAGTTTCCAGATTTTCTTCTACAAAGTAATAATGTTTTAAAAACAGTTTTATGACTAATTATTGGGAAATATGTTTTAACAATATAGTATATATTATCAAAACTTCTCATTTTATTAGCTTCACACTGTAAAACAGTACATTCTTTATTAGAATATGTTTCAGGAAAACCATTCGTTGTATAAATTTTAAATAAAAATTTTATTAATTCTTTATGATTTTTAAATTTTTCTTGTGTTTTTACATATATTTTCATTGTACTTCTTCTCCTAATGTTAATTTTTTCATATTATCTCCCATCATGATTCGAGTTATTTTTTCTAAAGTATTGATAGTTTCTAGTAAACCAGCTCTATCATCAATGAAAATATTTGCATATATTTTACCATGTTTACCATATCCTTCTGGTATTTCAAAAGGAGTGATATTGATTGTATCAATTGGTAATTTAACTTTTTCACAATACTCTTGTATTTCAGGGTTTCTTTCAGGAGGAGAAGCTGTAAATATAACTATATAAGCACCAACAGATTTAGCCATTTTAAGCAAGTCTATTGTTTTACTAATCATTATTAAATCATCATCACTTTTAAATTTCCATGCACATATTGTGTCATCAAAATCTACACCGATGATTATTTTACCATACATTCTCCATTCCTGAAGTAATCGTTGTTCATATTTATTTAAATTATCTTCTAATCTCATTTTAGTCAAAAATATCACCAATAAAATCATCTACACTATCAATAATATCTCCTATAGGACTATCATCAACAATATCGGAATCTAATATTGATTTGGTTACACTTGAGGCTACTGAACCTACTCCAAGTCCAGCAGCCATTCCTAATACTCTATCAAAAAGTGATTTATCACCACCTAATTGTTCAAGTACATAATCATTTGTATAACTTCCTGCAGCTAAACCAGCAGCTAATGAAGTTAATTGTTTTGTTACACTCATTTTAAAATACGTTTAATTGATTAATTAATTCATTAGTTATTTTATTTACTGGATATTGTTCCCCACTTATTATTGATGTATAATATTTAGGAACATCCTTATAACTATTAGTACAATAAATACCATCAAAGTATTTAGATAATTCATCAAAACCTTTAGAGAATATACCATGAGTTACTATGAGGTAGATTTTAGGTTTTTCTGTTTTACTATAAATACTAAAAGTAGATTTAATTTCTTTTGCAATATTAATAAATGTAGCACCACCATCACAAATATCATCAATAATAATATAATCTTTTTTAGATTTAATTATTGAATCAGTAATAGGTACAACCGTTTTAGTTAATTTACCATCAGTATCTCTTTCTTTAGAACAAGTAATAATATCTCCTTTATAACCAATTTGTTTAGCTAATTTATAGATTTTATGTGAAGCTCCAGCATCTGGTGATACTAATATACAAGGGTAGTTTGAGTTAGGACCTTTTTCTTCAATTGCATCATATAAATCTAATGTGGCCCACTTAACTAAGTTTTCATTACTAATAACTTTAAGATTTTTTAATCCCATTTCTAAACAATAAGAATGAGCATCTAAGCAAGTTATTGTTTCAAATTGCATACTAGTTAATATAGGACATATAACATCTCTTAAATAGTTGTTAGAACCTTCAGTAAACTTTCTATCACTTCTAGCACCTACTATATAAGGTACGTACAAGTGTATTTCTTTTACTCCTAATTCTTTTAAACAAGCTATAGAACAACTGATTAGCTCTAAGTCTAACCAGTTGTTTAGACGTGATTTAATTGTTATACTTTCTTTAGTATATATTCTACTTCGACCAGCTAAATAATAATAACCTGGTAATTTATCTCCATCTATATCAGGAGAATTATCAATAACAATATTTTGTTGACCATCAGGAAATTTACTTATTTTATATTTAATATCAGACTTCTCTAAGTCAATTAAATTTAATGTTTTCATTAGTCTTAAATAAATTTAGTATTAATTAAATATATACACATTGATGAATTATTACTACTCTTATAATTATTTTTAAAAAGTATAGCTTCTTTGTTTGAAAACAACTTTTCAAAATTTTCTGAATATCTTTGATTAATATCACATAAAGCAAGATATTTTCCATAGGTACTAACCATTGTTTTAAGCATTTGAGCACCATTTTCAAAAGATGCTAATTGAAAAGCGTATATAATACTAACTAATTGACAATTACCTGTAGGATTATTTTCACACCACACGTCACAAATTGCATTATTTTCTGATGTTATTGTAAAATTTATTCTATAAGCTCTAGCGTATTTATCTATTTCTGAAAAATTACTTAAAGGTAATGTAATATTACCATTCATAGCAGTAGTTGGATTTATCATAGCGAAACCAGTAAATGCGTTTTTTTTCTTATATTCTTCTGATAAACCTTGTTTTTCTTTTATAATTCCTTTCATATTAAATATTTGAGCTATAAGATGAATAAATATTTCCGTATTCGTCTGTTTGATTAGTATTTAAAACATCATTACTTGAAAAGCTTGAATAATACCATACTCTTTTACGAATAGTAGAACAATAAGATGTTCTCATGCCTGAAGTATTAGAAGTCAAATTATTAAGTTCTGTAAATAATTCTTTAAGAGTTACTCTAGGATAATAATATTTAATAATCATAAATAAATCACCTAAAGATCTTCTTCTACCAGATACTGTTTGAACACTATCATCATCAGTAAACAAAGTATTCTTATTAGTATTCCAATCAGTAAAGAATTTAACTAAAAATTGATTTAAAGTTTCATTTCTACCAGCTGCTCCTCTAGATTTTCTAAGAAGTCCTTGAACTCTTAACCCTCTAGGATAATCAGCTAAAATTCTTCTTTGTAAATCATTGAAGAAATTATTCTGTGTTGCTGGTTGATTTGTTGTTTGAGGGGCAATAGGTTGTTGCTGTCTAGAAGCTCTTTCACGAGCTACTGCTTCTAATCTAGCAACTTCTTCTTGTCGATTATTTACAGACGTATGTTGAAGGCTACCTAAAGGAGTATTTATAAGCAAATCTCCTGTACCAGGAACAAAATCAAATTTATTTACAACATGATTTATACGTGGAGTGCCTCCCCAAACATTTTCTCCTAAAACAAATTTTCTAGTATATTCTTCATTAGTAGTATTTCTAAACAATACCGAATGAATTTTAAAAGTTAATGGTTTATTTAATAAATAAAATAAATGAAATGAGTGACCGTTCGTATCACTAAAAACAGATATGTTATTTTCATTCATTGTGAATATAGTACCTTGATTATTTATAAATTGTTGAATTCTATAGTTGCTCATAATTATTTATTTAAACGTTTTTTAAAATATTGTTTGTAATTTTCTATTATTGTTATTGAATTTTCTTCGCAATAATCTAATATTGCTGATATGTGATCGTTTTTTAAATCTTTTAATAAAATTAATTCTGGTTCTAAAAGTTTATTACCTGTTGAATCTCTTGATCTAGACCAAAAGTAGATATCTTCAGGACTACATAATTTATTATTAACCAACCAGTCTGATTCATTAACTGCTTCTAATCTATTACTAGCTGGTAAATAATTCAAATCTATTAAAATTTTACTTAATTTAAAGTAATAATATCTTTCCCAAGTTTTCTTGATATTATCATGATTATTTTCTAGTCGTCTAACTAGAAGATTTTTAACAGTTTGAGTTATGTTTGGAACATTTTGTTCAACAAATAGTTCCCAATTCATGTGTTTTAACACAATAGGTATTCTTTTTATACTTTTCATATTTAATATTCAATTAATCCTTGATTACAATTTAATACAAATAAACCAATATCATACCACATTTTACATACTTTTAACCTATCGTCAAAAACAGCAGTAATATTATAATGAGGTTTAATTTCTTTTTCATAAATCTCTAATTTAACAATTTCATCTGGTCTATTATCATTATGTTTTCTCATTAATAGTAAAGGTGGTTCATCGTCTATATGTTTAGTTATCCAGTTTATAGTTTCTTGTCTACAAGAATCTTTTCTACCTGAAACATATATGATTTTATCACCAGTAGCAATCAACGATTTAATGATTTCAACTGTTGGTAATGGAGTATCATCAAATACCTTAGACTCATCATAAAAAGATCTATGACCATTATTATGAGCTACTGTACCATCGATATCACATATGAATATATTTCTCATATTTTGTTTTATTCGTAAATAACTTGACAATCTGTAATATCATATTTTTTAAAAAATTTAGCTTCCGCATTTTCAATAATTAAATCTATATTAGTACCATAATAACCATTATTGTAACCATGCCCTGGTATTCTTACAGGAAATCCTTTTAAAGGAATTAATTCAATTCCATAATCTTTTATTTTTTTAAAGAAATCATCATTTGTTAAATCAAATTCTAAATCTTTAAAATCATCTATTGTTAAATCTGTAAATGTTAATTCATGATGTTCACAACAGTCAGATTCATGATCTGAATATAATTTAGTACCGTCGTTAAATACTAAACCTTCATTACTAACTTTAATTACTTTTATATTTTTCATATTTAATCATTTAATATTTTTATTAATTAATCCTAATATTTGATTTTTTAAAAATTCAACTTTAGAATCTTCAGGAGAATCTCCTATGTATACTTTTACAGTACCCCATATTGTACCAAAATAATAAGTACTATCTATTCCACCATGATGTTGCATATAAGTTAATGGTGAATTAACTTCACAAGTTTCTTCTAATGAATCTTCTAATTCTTTTTGTTTAGAATTAAACAATTCTGTTAATATTTCATTAACTTTCTTCCTTTCTTCTGAAAAAGGAAGTTGTTTTTCTGTTATAATTTCTCTAATATCCATATTCAATTTAATTAAAGGCTAAGGATTTCTCCCTAGCCTTATTTTTAATAATTAATCTCTACTTTCGTAAGCTTTTGTACTTATTGTGAAATAAGAACCACAATCCATACATTGCATTTTCTTTTTAACAGTACCTAAACTAGATATGATGTTACCTTTTGAATAAGTCTTTTCACTAGCACATTTAGGACAACTACATGGTGATTTACCATTTAATACACCTACATGTGTTTTAGCTTTACTATATCCAGAAAGTTTATTATATACTTTTTCAAGTAATTCAACATCCTGCATACAATATTCAACCATTTTCTTAATAGCTTCTTGATCGTTGTTAGAAACTATACGTTTCCAAAGATCAAACCCTCCAGTTTCCATCTTTTTACCAAGTTTTAAGAATTGACCAATATAATCTAATCTATTAGAATTAAATCTAAAAGATTTTCTTGATAGTTTTAAAGTATCAATAGATTTAATATCAGGCATATTCATAATACCATGAAATAAACATCTAGTTCTAAACCATTTCAAATCATAATTATCACCATTATGACCAACTACTTCATCAGCACTCATTAATATATCATACAAACGATATACTAATTCTCCATCATCACCATCATTCCATGTTAAATACCCAACGTCATCACTTCCTTCCCATTTATAACAAGCACAAATGATAGCTCTTTCTTTAATAATGTTCTCATAACCAATATTAAGTTTATAACCAACATTCCATGAATAAACTATGTTAGGACTAGTTTCTAAATCAAAATATAGGCGTTTTAAAGGACTTTTATTAGTTTTTGGTATAATTACCTCACTTTTAGGTAAAAGTTGTTTAAAAGGTTTAATAATACCTTTTCTAACTACTAAAGGTGCCATTACATCTTTTGAAGTTATTCTCATAGCTTCTTTTACAATTTCAGCTGTTACAGAGTTATTAACTTTACTTTTATGATCTAATTTAGCTTGTTTAAGTGCTATTTCTAAATCAATAGGACTATCGTTCCATTTTCTAATTTCAAGTATTTTATCAAAACCTGATTTTAAGTATCCAGGATGTTCAAGTAACCAATTATAGATTTGTTGTTGTTTTTTGTTCATTAGATTTGTATATTTTGTTACGATCATCAATAACCTGTTTGGTTAAGATACCATCTAATAACATTAGAGCATTTGCAGCTACATGAGCTATATGATGATATGATGATTCATCAATATCTTCATTCATAAGATATTTATTAAGATGTCTTTCTAAAGCATCTGTTAATCTACTAGACTCTATTTCACCAGAATAATTGTATTTACCATAGTTTTGTTTACCGTATGTCATAACCCTGACTACCTCTAATAAGGCTTTTCTAGGTAAATTACTATATTCAGGCTTTCCAGAATCATTTTTTAAAGCTTTTGAAGCTTCTTTAATCAAAATTTTCTGATTTATTTCTTTTAATCTTTCAACTTGTTCAGCAATTTGCGTTTCTTTATCATGTAAAGTACAAGGGGACTTTTTAATCCCCTCGTATTCTTTAGCATTAGCTGGTCTATTTAAGCTTTCTAAATTAAAGTTTTCTTTACTCATTATTTATTATTTAACCTCACATCCATCAGGCCCACAAGCTAGATTCTCTGTAAAGTTTACATTATCATCATCTTCAATAACTTTGGTTAAATCAATTTCGTTTAAATTTTTACTCAATTCTAAGAATTGTTCTTTCGTGCAATTTTCAAAAGGTGCTTGTATGTAACTACCATTGTCATATGGTAGTACACTAATACCATTGTAATAGTTTCTGTTATTCCACATCCACCTACCTACCATTTGCCATTCATCAGATCTATTTTCATAGTCCATTTTAGACAGTGGTGGATCTACATATATTCTACTTTTATCAATACTAACAGTAGCACTTACATTGTTTGTATTATCACCTTTATTATGACCTGCTTTAACCCATTCTAAATTGAATTTATTAATTCTTTCTAATAAATCCATAGCACTTTCAGTTCTTAATATTGAACCTTCTGGTGCTTCTTGTGGTATTGTGATTATTGCTGTATCATGTGATTTAAGTTTATCATCTTCAATCATTTTATCATGATACATATACATATAAGCATATAAAGGATCATTTTTCATAACCCTAATACGTCTTAAATAATAATCATTGTGCCAAGCGTGTATACCACTACTTGTTCCTAAAACACAACTTGTTGTACCCGAAGGTTTAATAGTTGTTGTTCTAGCAGCTACATTAATACCAATAATATTAGCTATTCTTTGATTTTCGTACTTTACTACACCAGCAGCTTCTGTTAAATTTAAACCTAACACTTTACCGCTAGCTATACCAGTCATTCCAACACCAATTAAGGCATCTTCTTCAGTTGTTTTTTTCCATATACTTCTTAAATAATGGAAATCTGTAAAGCCTGCTTGTAAAGTACCAAAGAAAGAGGCTATTTCAACTCTTTTATTTAAATCTGATTGGGATTGAATATCACTTACATTTACCTCGCAAAGATTGCAGAATTGGTAAGGTCTAAGTGCTATTTCACAACACGGATTTGTACCCCAATATTTATTATTTGTCCAGTAAACTCCAGGTTCACCTGAACCAGACATTTCAACTTTAGACCAAATTTCTTTAAATTGATCTTCAGTTATTTCATTCCTATCTAATACACACGAATTATTAGCCCTTCCTCTCATAGGTGAATGTTCCCACCAATTACCAAACTTACATTCCATCATTTCATGGTCGTCATGTGAAAATAAAGCTATCATTGCTGAACGTCTAATTCCACCTGATAATACAGCATCTGCTAAATGGCACATAATATCGTGGCAATCTAATGGTGTTAATTTATCTCCATTATTCTTCCTTTCAAATATAGCTTCAATGTGAGTTAATGCTATTTTTAAAGGCTCTGGTCCTGGAGCTTTTCCACCAGCAGTTTTTAATCTAGTTCCTTTAGGTCTTATATCACCATAATCAAATCTTGGTTTATATTGACTATCTGTTAAATAAGATTTAACTAAAGCTTTTACAGCATCAGCCCCGATGCAAAATCTATATTATTTCTAATATAGTCAGACTATATCATATTATTTAAATCTCCAAATAAAATTACTTTTACGAGGAATATGTTTTTTTATACAACAAGAAGATATTAATTTCCAAGAAATTCCTGTTTCAACAGATGCTAATCTAGCAGTTTTAAATTCTTTTATGAATTCAAAATTTTTAGAAAACATTTGTACAGGTTTTCCTGTAAAATCTTTAACATTATCATTATATTTATAAGGATATGAATCATATAATTCATATGACCATAAATATCCACCAGCACTTTTGCAAGTGTATTTTCCTAAATTTTTACAAGCTCTTCCTATATTACAATCTTTTATCCCTGTAATTAAATAAGCTTGGTTGCTATTAGCATAACTAGCTAAATATTTACCTTTTAAATTATATTGGTGAACAGTTTTTCCATTTAAAACAGCACCTAAATAATTATCAGGTTGATTTTTTAAATCATAATATTTACTAAACCATAAAACTAATCTTTTTTCTAATTCAATTGCTTTTGTTATTGAACAAATTCTTGAATGTAGAATTCTCATTTTTGGTATTTTACCTAATTTATTAAGTAAATTTAACCATCTTTCTTTTTTAGTTTTATTATTCTTTTTAGCTTCATAAAAATGATTTCTTAATCTTGATTTAGGATCTACTGTTCTACCTATGTATTTAGGTTTATTATCTCTTGGATCTATTAAAACATAAAAATTAAATAATGCCACCTTTTCCTCCTTTTTTAAAGGAGTACTCCCCGAAGGGATAGTCGTTGAACTTTCTCCATTTAGAAGGAGCTTAGCTGCTGATTGTCCATATATAGTATCTTCTTTCATACTATTAATATACTAAAAATTTTTAACATTCACAAATATATTTTCATATTTTGTTGTAGTTTTATAGTCTTTAGGAGTTTCCAGCAATTAAATGGCTTTTATAAGGACAGGCGTTTTTATCCTTCTAAACTGTCAGTAATCATATACTTTTTAGATTTATTAGGTTTATTTATTGTTGGTAGTTTTGCTACATGTTGTTTTTGAATAGAATAACCAACTCCTGTTCCACCAAGCAACAAAAATATACCTTCACTAAAGGCTCTATAATCATCTATAGGAAAATACGCACAATTGTATATCCTACTTTCATTTTTAAATATTGGAGCACCAGCAAATTGCATAGCTCTCATACTTGGTAAAATTTGTTTATTTCTAATATAAAGCATGTTGTTTTTTATTTCAGCCTCTAAATGAGAATATCTTTGAACCAACATGTTTTCATATCTATCACATATTTCATTCCAAGTTTCACGTCGTTTTAATTCAGATTTGTATTTTGCATATTTGTTAAAAATTGTAATTTCAGACAATATTTTGTTGCTTTTTGTCATATACTAGTTGTTTTGTATTTTGTTCTTCTTCGATTTGTTTTATTGATTTGTATGTTTCAAATTCTAAATTAGGAATATCTAAAACTTCTTCAGGAACATAATTTAACTCCACATTATAATGTTCTGCTATCTGCTTTCTCTTGAATTCCTGTGGGTATATTGTATTATAAACAGTTACTGTATGATTGTTTTGTATAGAAACTCTACCATAATGTTTTATAAGCAATTCTTTAAACCCCTCTGAAAATTTACTATATTTACCTTCTTTAAATAATTGGAAATCATTTTGATAATGAGGTGGTATTCTAAAGAAGAATATCTCTTCATCCCCTTCTTTCTCAGAACTAAGGAAATTATTATTAAAGCTTATATAATTTAAAAATTTAGCATAACTAGGATTATCACCTTGTATAGATTCAAACACCAGTACTAAACAATCATTTGATATATAAGAATTAATAAAATTATCTGATAATAACCTACTACTTACATCACACATAGGTAATACAAATGTATGAGTTTTTGTTGCTTTTTTACCTAGTATCTCTATTCTTTTACTCACTAAAATTTACTTTAAGTACTTCATTAAGTTTTATTTCTCCTAAATTCACAGTATCAACAATTTTTAAACTTAAATAATTTTTTGTAAATTCTTTTATCGCTTCGTATTCTCCAAAATGATTAATGTATTCATCAAATATTAAAGTTCTAATACTTTCTTCATCATCAACATTTAATGTTAAATTCTTAAAAAAAGCAGGTCCTTTACCAGGAATTCCTTTAATATTATCAGCAGTATCTCCAACTATCATACTTTTCCAGAAATTCTCCACAATTTCTTCTTCAGAATGATAATTAAACTCCATTTTACGTGGATTAAAGCTCTTTTCACATATACCCAATATATCTTTATCAGGAGATACAATAACACTCTCAAATTGACTGTATTGAGCTTTAAAGGACATTACTAAATCGTCTGCTTCATAACCAGAAATACTGGTAAAACCATAAGCTTTCAATCTTTCTTTAACTTCATCTAAATATTTAGGTTGATTTAAATATTTCCTATTAGCTTTATATTCAGAATTAATAGTATATCTAAAACATTTACCTTCTGTTAAAAACCCAATGTAGTAATCTGCGTTTATTGATTTCAATATATTATTTATAAATTCATCACAAAGATTTAAACAATCGTTTAAACTTTTCTCCTCCGCCTCTTTCTTATTATGGCACACATAATATGGTATAAAATCAGCATCAAAAACAGCTACTATTGGCTTTTTTTCTTCCATTCTTCAAAATTCTCCAAATCATATCTAGATTTTAACCTATCTACTTCTTTATGGATTTCTTGCTTAGTTTCTAGATACACGTGTTTATTACCACCTAATCTTTCTAAATTATTAATAGCACCACCTGATTTCTCAAGAAGTTTAACTATATTGATTATTTCTGATACACTTACTTTAAACATATTATTATCATTATTACGACAGCTGTTATAAACATTATCCTGTCTAAGTTATTTCTAATAAAACTACGCATAATATTTACTTCTAATTAATTCAACTGCTTTTATAACATTAGCTTGGTTATTAGGTTTATACAATGTTACAGTATAATCATTTTCCATAAGATGTTGTTTAAATGTTTTCCATTTATTATTCCAACCATCATTAGGAAATCCTTTACATTCTAATATCCAACCGTTACCTCTTTCATCAAGTCTTGTGAAATCTGGTAAATATGTTATTGCTCTAATATTTCTATTAACAGCATCAAAAGATTTATCTTTCTTCACTTCAAAACTATCAAAATTACACTCGAAAGGCTCCATCAATAAAAACTTATAACCTTCATATTTAAAGTCTGTTATACCAGCTTCTATGAGTTTGTTATAAGTAAATAATTCAAGTTTAGACTTGAATGTTAAACCATGTTGTTCTAATTTTGTAGCGTTTTTTATCTTCCCTTTATTAAGTTTGCTCATTTTTTATTTGTTCTAAAAGTCTATCAAAGACAATAACATAGTCTGGTTGTAAATAGTATTTATTTAAATACCTTGTTACAAGTATACCATGTGTATTTTCAGTAAAAGTATCAACACTCATTACAAAACTTTGTAAGTTGTCTAAATGAATATCAATAATTCTATCTTTAATAGCTTTTAATTTATCGTCTGCAAAATTACAAACGACTATGTGTTCTGAATCTAACCCTAAATTGTTACCTACTGTTACTATTTTAGATGATGAATCATCATTACTTATCAAAAATACTTCATATTTAGTATCATCTGATAATAATAATTTAATAAAGTTTCTAAAACCTTCAACATCCCAATTATTAGTTATTTCAAAACTAACTTTGTATTTACCATTTATCATTCTCTAAAGTATTTTTCTATTAGTATTTGACCTACCATACCGAATAATGTTAATAAAAACCATTGTTTCATACCCATTTGTGGTATACTAAAAGAATTAAGTATTTCTACAACTAATCCTATTAATACCCCAAATAAAGCTATTGTTACATAATTGTTTTTATTTTTCTTTTTAAATATTTTACTCATAAAATTTTATTTAATATTTGTTTCAGGATAACAATCCTTTAATGCTTCTTTAACATCTTCATAACTTACAGTATCAGTAGATGAACCAGATGGAGCAGATTCTATACATTCTTTAATAGCAGCTTTAACATGTAATTTAGCAAATTCTATCATTGTTTCATGAAAATTATCTTGCCAAGTCTTACCTTTAGTTTCATAAGATTTACAAAATTCTTCTGCTGTTGGTATATTATTCATTTAATTTATTTTTAATTAATTCTTTAGTCTTTTCTAAACCATAATGTTTACAATAATCACTAATGTCTTTAAACTCATCTACATAAAAGTATTTAAAACCATATTGCTGGTTTAGCCTTGTAGAACCTTTAATCCCTTCAGCATCATTATCATAATTAACGATAATTTCATTAAATCTTTTAAATAATTTATTAACTAATTCTGATGATAGTTTATTAGTTTCACCTTGTAATGATATTGCGTTGTACCCACATAATCTATAAACCATTACGTCTTTTAAAGATTTTGTTAAAATTAATTTATCTCCATGTAAATTTAACTGATCGTAACCCTCAATATCTTCTTGAGAACCACCACTAAATAACCATTTGTAATCTTTGTTTGCTTCATAAGGTTTATATATTTTGTAACTATAAGAACCATTATTTGTAAACCTATAAGCATACATAGGATTATTTGAATTTTCATTAAAGATAATCAAATCATCATTTTTATATAGATATACATGTTTACAAGCAAAAACATCATATTCCCTAAGCATTTTTAAAGGAATATAATATTGATTCCAGTAATTATAATCTATAATTTTAAAAGGACGTGGTACAATTTCAATTCTAGATTTTTGTTTAACTTTAGGAATTTCATCAAGAATTATTTTTTTACTTTCCTTATTAAGAATAACAGCAGATTCTCTTAAACCAAAGTCTTTAGCTATAATTTCTAAACATTGTTTAAAATTACACATATACTTTACTTGAATATATTCAAACACGTTATATGTAACACCTTCGTTTCCAAAATCTTTGTATAAAAGGCGATTAGTATTAGCATAAAATATCCTACAACCTGGGTTTTTATCATCGTATAAATCTGAACAAAAAGGTTTATCTATTTTTTCAAAATTTGTACAATAATATCTCCACAGTTCGTATTCACTTACTTTGCTTAAGATAAAATCTACTGTTAGTTCTTTATAAGCATCTGTTAATTTAAACATGATTTTAAATAAACAGCCTTAAATTAATAAGGCTGTTATATTAGTCACCAAAATTTGTTGCATTAACACTTTGTGGTTGTGCAAACTTTTTAATATCATATTCAGGATTCCAACGAAGCCCTGAAACTTGTTTAGGGATATTCATTGATTCTACTTTATCAAGAGTAGCATAAATTGTACCTGTAGCAGATTCTTCACCTTTAAATTTACCACGGAATGGTTTACCAATTAAAAGTTCTGAAACTGTATTTACTAAAGATTCATATTGTTTTTCAATATTTTCCTCTTTAGAAGGTACTAATTCAATTGCTTCTGCTTGCGATCTTGGCATATCAGATGTTGCACAAATTAAGTCAACAATGTTTTTAGCTGTAATACTCCAACCAGTTTGTGGTTTCAAACTACCATCAGGGTTTGCACTCTTTTCAGTAGTTAACCACATTCTATTTGATTTACCAACTTCTCCATTTTGACCTAATGTGGACATTAAAATATACGGACTTTGTTTAACGCTAGAACGACCGAATTTAATTTCAGTAATTTTAACGTTTTCGTAAATTCCAGGTTTTTGATACTCAGGATATTTACTTGTTGATTGTGTTCCTTCTTCTTGTTTTAAACTAAAACTCATATTTTTTCTTTTTTAAGTGTTACTATTATTTATATATTCTCTCCCAATAAGTAATCAATTTTCCATCAATCTCTTCAGCTAATACTATCTCTTGATTTTTCAAGTGTTCAGGTCTTGCACCGCAAGTTACATCATCACTTGATTTAAAGCTAATAATAGTCTGATTTCCTCTTCTAAACATATATCCAATAGCATCTGCTTGACTGCATATTAATGATTTAATTTTACCAGTTAAATCAATATTTGCGGCCATAACTAACTCTCCTTTATCATCTACTTGCTTGTCTTTAATATGACCTGAAAGTATAATGTGAGGTGCTAACGTATCTACATAATCTAATACTTGAAAAAAAGCATCTCTTAAGTACATATAACCAGCACCATTAGGTAATTTTAATACATCATTATCAGTAAAATTTTTACCCATAGGAGTAGCTCTATATAGATCTGCGGCTAAAGGTTTAACCATATCTTCTAGTACTGTTACAGTATCTAAACTAATAAATTTATAAGGGTATCCGCTTTCTTTAATCTTCTTTCCAATAGCTTTTAAATCTGCTAGCGAGCTAACATCAATTTTTAAAGCCTCTACATAATTAGAACCTTTTTCTAAATCTAATATTAAATTGTTATCTAATCCAGCCATTGCTGATGTTTTACCAGTCTTAGGCTTTGAATAAATAACTAACCTTTTAGGATTTACTGTACTTGGTAGTACTTTTTTAATTGGTAATTCTATTCCTTGCACCATTTTAACCTATGTTCTCACTTAACCAATTAGGGGTTAAGTTTTGTGGCTCTGGTAACTCTTTAAAACTACCAGATTTGGGTAAGAATAATAAGCCTATTGCTATATTATCCCTACTTAGCCTGTTTTTTATAACTTTAAGCATTCTGAATGAATCTTTTAAGTTATATCCTGCACCTCTATAATTAATGTTATAATCAAGACATGTTTCCATATCCATTTTATAAGCATTCATTAACCCAAGTGCTATATCTGAATCTTGATATGGGTTAGTACTATCTCTAAAGTCTGATTGTTGTGGAGAAATATCAGCTCCTTTGAATTTTTGTCTTTCAACACTACTTAACCCTTGATTGAATTGCTGTAAAAATATAAAAGTCATTTTAAATAAATTTCTACAAAATACAGCATATTCAGAAAGCTTATCAATGTTTTGTTTTAACGTAAATCCTCTTTCTAGTTTAGCCAAAGCAATGTGGTCTACCGCTACTATATTATATTCTTTAGGATCATGTAAATCGCATCTAACAAGTCTTTCTTTTTCAATATCATTCTCATCAATATATTTTTCTTTAATCAATTCTCCTCTAGACGTCATAAAATCAAACCAGTATCTATACATACCATATGGATTTTGTGATTCCCAAATCCACTTAATCTTAGAAAATATTCTTTCTAAATTAGGAATTTCATCAAAAACTAATTGTTGTTCATCTTCCGCAAGTCTGTTTTTACCAAAACCTTTAATTTTCTCAGGTGGTATTATTATTCCATACTTTTTGTAGATTAAAACTGATAGCCAATTAGCTCTTTTTGTTACCTCGTCTATTTCCCATGAATAATAGATTACATTAATATTTATACCTTTATTTTCAGCATCTTCTATAGCATTAAGTATAGTGAAATCTAAATAGGTAGTCTTAGCAGAACCTGATAATCCACCTATTAAAGTGTAACAAGCTCTTTGAATACCAAAAATATAATTATTAATTCTATCTAATCCATTATCCAATCCCTCGTAATCGCCACTTAAACCAGAGGCGATTCTTTCTTGCATATTAAATTGCTTCAAGATTTGTAAAGTTGTTTGTTTTATTGTTGTTTTCTGAAGTATCGTCTAAATAATTCTTGTAATTTTCTTGATGTAACCAAGTAGCTAAATTCTGTATATAAGTATTGCTCTTTTGACAATCTTCAATATAAAGTTTAGCACACTTACATAATATATCATGCGATGTTTCCATACATAACTTGTCATAAAGCTTTCGACATCTTTTCAAATCCGTATGTAAGTTTCTGTAACCAGAAGCTTGTTTTACGCGATTAGGATAAAGTTGTCTAAAACTCTCGAAATTACTTCCTGATTTAAGTTCGTCAGCCGTGTGAACTAAAAGTTCGGATGCTTCTGTTGTTTGCAATATTTCAGCACCTTTCTCAGACAAAGATAAGTTCTCATAATATATTTTTGTAAAGTCTAAAGTATTAATAAGAATATATCCTTTAGAGTGCAATTCTTTAAATAAATCAGTATTTATTTTCTTACATTTAGTTACATAATCTACTAACAAGTTTTTATCATTATAATATAAACATTTTAAAACAAAATATTCTTCAAATCCTAATTCAAGTTCAATAATTGTTTTAATGTTCATGTTATAATTAGTCATAACGTATACCTAAATTATTTGTTAATAATTCTGTATTTAGTGTTTCTTCTGTTAGATTTGGTTCAAAATATAAGTTAATATCATCAAGGCTAACGCTACAATTAAAATTGTTAAGCAGTTCTTTTTGTATTTCTTTATATGATAAAACTATATTTTCATGCAAATCTATTATCATAGGTATATATACATATAATTTCTTTTGTATATCACTATGGTTTTTTATTGTTTTTTCTCTAAGCATTTAATTTAAAGCTTGTAACACTGGTTCAAAATCTTTTTTAGCTTTACTTATTGCATCTCTGCATAATTCTAAATAGTTTTTGTAAATCATTAATGATTTTTTATATTCTTGATTGTTAATAGCTTTGTACCTAATAAACTCATCATCTTTTTTACTGAAATTCTTACTTAATAGTTTTTCTAAATCCTTAAGAGCATTTTTAGAATACATTGGTTTTTTAGAAACTATTTGTAAGAAACATTCATAATATTGAATAAGAGGTTTTACTGGTGTAAATAAATAATCGCGATGAATTTCTGATAAAGGAATTGCTAAGCTTATTTGTTTTACACTATTTGAATCATACCCAGTTAATATTTGAAGATCACAAAGTTCATCAAAATCAGACATTGTATACCAAATAATATTATTAGGATTTTTTGTTAAAACGTCTGCTTTTTTTCTGTAATGAAAATCTTTGTAATTTGATTTAGTAATATTAATTACAGTACGATCTAATCTTGATACTAAGATATCTGGTGCTCCAGCAATATGTTTTACTTTATTTTTAGGGCCAACAGGAATAAAATCTTTTTTAGTTCTTACTAAATTAGGAATATTAAATCCTTCACCTATAAGATTAGTCCCAATGGCCCTGGTAAAATTTGCAACACCTCCTCTATCAAAATAATTTGAACAATAGCCCATATTAGAATGATAATATCCTTCTTTTTCAATAAATCTACCCATCTTAGCTAAAGGTTTGTTTATTTCAGGATATAAAATACAAACTTTATCAGTTCCTATAATATCATTTGTTAATTTTTGAAATAATACAGGCTCTTTTTCAAATAAATCTATTAAGTAAGGCATCAAGTGTGTAGCAAAAGCATACGTGTCTGATAAATCTGTATTTAAAGCCATGTATTCTTTAATATCCCAAAACATACCATTATGTACCATTGCTGGTTTATTAGTTACTTTAGTACCTTTAAATATAGTTTCATCTTCACTATTACTTATAATGAAAGGATGAGTATTTTCACCAGTAACAAGTCCAGAAGTTGCTGTTCTATGATGAATTACTAACTCATCATCTACTCCTAAATTCAAATCTTTTAAATCTTTGATTAATAAATCAATATCAAAATAACCTTTTTTAATATAAACACTAGCATCATTATGTTTTTTATACATAAATCCACTACCTTGTCTATTACAAGAAGCTCCACTTCTAATGAATTCTTCTACTTCTTTATTAAACTTTTCTGTCCCAACTGGACAAATACTTATTAAACACATATTATAAATTTTTAATTGAATTAATTTTTTCTAAATCTCCTTCTAAATAATCTATTGTTTCATTTTTATCTAAATCTTCTTTAGGTAAAGAATTGATATTAAACCTATCTTTTCTTTTATTAATCCAAGCTTTAAGTTTAGCTCCTTTTGCACCATAAACAACATCTACAATTGTATCCAAAGTAATGTTACCTAAAGTATCTAAAGAGTATATATAGCTTTTATAATTTTCTACAAAATCAACTAAAGCCATACATAATAATGTCCAATTTTTAATCTTATAATAAGACGTTGTACCACTCATTGGTCTAAATTCAATAGTATAAGTACCGTTTTTACGAGTATTAAATACTGAAGGAATAAAATTAACCCAACAATATCGTGCTGTATTATGGTCATAACCACATTTATTACCTTTAGGATGATTTTTAGACTTATTAACATCACCAGTTGGTCTAGTAGTACCTGATAAAAATTTAATGATATCAGCGTAATATAAAGGGAAGTATTTATACCTATCTTGTTTTAAAAGACTAAGTTTTAAATTCATTTGTTTTATAGGTCTACAATATTCATTATTACGTCTACTTATTGGTAATAACGTAAATATTTCATTTTGTATAGCCTGATAAACCATATACATTAAAACTATAGTTTCTTTATTAAAAACAGGTCCTGATATATGAGTATGTACACCACATTTATAATTAACTAATGTTCTAAGACTAGTTTCATAACAAATGTTTTGTAAAGCTTTCATACCAGCATCACCTTGTAATACACAAGTAACATATTCTTTACCATAAGCTTGATTATCATCTGGTTGTCTTAATGAACCATCATGTACAGACGAACAATAAAGTTTGTTCATAACATACATCGGAACTAAACCACTAATAGTTTCTAACTCAATACCAAATTGATATTTTTTACCTAATGTACTTTTATAGGTCATAGGTTTATCTATGTGATCTTTAAGAAACTTATCAAATGAATGATTAAACTCAATACCGTTAATTTTCATTGATTTTTCAAAAGGCTGTAATATATTAGCATACTCTTTATGCACAAAGTTTCCTGTATACAAATCCTCAACATAAAACTTTTTAAAATTTGGAGTTAATGTTTCTTCATAAGTGGTATAAAATTCAGTTCTATGATTTTTAGGATTATAAACTGCAGGAGCTAAATGTATACGTCTTTCATGGGTTTTTAAATTTCCATGTGAAACACCTTCAGAATCAAAATTTATACGTAGCATTATAGTTTTTGCAGATATACCATAAGCTCTAATTAATTCTTTATCATCTGTTAAATAATAATTACTTTTAAGAGCATCTTCAAAAAATCTAGGATCTTTTTTATTAATAACTCCTATAACAGAATTAACAGCTAAAGTACTATCTACTAAATTACCTTCAAAATCTTTAATTTTATTATTTTTCATTTTTTCATAATTCAAATTTTCTATTAATTCATCATCATTATTAGCTTCACGAACAGCTTGTCTATTTATTGCCCAACCACCTGATACGTAGAAATAATCAGAACGTGCAAATCTATAAACAGCTGGTTGCCTTTGATTACCTAAATGAACTGTATACTGGGGTCTTTGTATAATAGCTTCTCCTATATATCTAAAAGTTACATCAGCAAGTTCACTATCGGGACTAACTAAAACTCTTAAAATTTTATAAGTTCTTCTTGAAGGACATTCTATTGACTCAAATCTATTACCATAACCATTTTCTATAACTCTTAAAAGAAGAAGTCTTAAGTGGTGATATAAAGATAATGTTAATTCAGTAGAACTATCAAATGTGTAATCTATATTTAAATTTTCAATAATCACTTCTCTATCAGAGGCTGGTTGTTCTATTGCTGGAGCAGTATCAAGATCATCTATACTTACACTCAGATTTACTGGTTGACTAAGATCAACTCTAATTCCTTCAAGAGCATCAACAAAATCTTGTAAAGTTACATTGGTAGCAACATTAGTTACCAACGTCCTATTATCATTCGTATTTTCATTATTATCGGGCATTTTTAGTCTGTTAAAACGGTTGTTATTTTGTCTAATACAGTATTAGATTCTGATAATAAACTTGCTATTTTATTTTTCAAACTTTGTTCTAAATCTTCATGTTTTGTTAAAATATAAAGTTCATTTAATTCTTCAGTTTGTTTTTTAATAAAATCATAAAATTTTGTAATATCATCATCTTCTACTTCTTCAGTTTGTTCATCATCATCCGATTGTTCATCATCCGTATCAAAAGGTAATCTTTCAATTCCGTTATTTACTACTATAGGTAAATTATTAGCAGCTTCATGTTCACTATCAGAATCTGAATCATCAACAGTATAATCTATTTGTGCATCTTTTTCAAAATCAAATAATAATTTTTCATAATTTTCATTCTCAGATTCAACAGTAGAACTTTTATTATTAAATTCTAAAGCTTCTTCTCTTGTTAAAGCTACGATAAATCTTTTATGTAAAGTTACTAATTGTACATTTGTATTTGGATTAGATAAAGAAATTGTTTCATCTTCATATACCGTATCAACAAGACAAATTTCACCTTTTTTCAAAGCTAATTTATTATCTGATTTAAAATAAATATCATCAAGAGTTTTAACAAGAGTATTTTTATAAATCAAATCTTCAGCTAAGAAATTACCATAATAAATACTTACTTCTTTTTTTGTAACAGGATCATAAATAATGTATTGTTTATAATTATTAACATCCAGTAACTCTTTAACATAATAATATAAATTTGGTTTTAAATCAAGTCCACTTATACACATTGAACTTGTTGGTCTAAGCCAACAATTAAGACCCCATTCATAACCAGTATGACTTATACTAGCTCTAATATTTGTATTGTTGATATAATTCTTTGCATAAGGAGTGTTTTTAATTGTAACAGTATTAACTATCTTACCATCAATAATATAATATATTGTATCTTCCTTAAATTCTTTAATTTTAGTACAACCTATTAATTTTAATGAATTTTCAATAGATGATATATACATGTTTCCATTAATTAAACCTCTATAAAGTGGTCTAAGAGAATTTCTAAAAGCAATTAAAATATTAGGACGTTCAGTGTTAGTAATTAATACTGCTGCTGGTCCATTTATTTCTTTAAGAACTTTAAGATCATCCTTAGCATTTAAAGAACCACATAAAATATCACTATCTACATCATATTCTTTAAAATCAAGATTATATTTTACTCTTAAATCCCAATAGTTTGATAAAGTACCATTATGCTGTAAAATCCAATTACCTCTTTTAAAAGGATGTGCATTATTAGCAGAAGCGGCTCCTATTGTTTTAGCTCTAGCATGAGCCATCATTATTAAATCTGGTTTAATTTCATTATCAATAATAAAATCAGCACCTTTTTTAATTGTTTTTATTAATCCATTTTCAGGACTATATAAACCTGTAGAATCTTCTCCTCTTTCAAGTGAATTCCATAATAGTAATATCTTTATTTTTTCAATATCACACGGTTCTTTTCCTGAATAACCTAATTGTCCACACATTTTTAAATTGTTTTTTCGTAATTAATAATAGCTACCCTGTAATCGTCCATGATTTCAAAGGCTGAATTTTTATTACAATTATCAATTGTATCAATAATTTCTTGTGGATTAGTTATAATACCACCTTCATTAACAAAATTAATAGCTGCAATAGTGTTTTGATAAACCCATTTTAAGAGTTCATCATTATTTAAAAAGTAACCTGATAAAACTCTATATTCTACACCATAGCTCTTAAGTCTATAGTCACCAGCTTTACCATACATTTTCCTTCTCTCGACATCTGGATCTAAAATAACACTTGGTACTCCTAAGAACAAATCCATAGCTCTAATGATCTCTAATGAAGTTTCTGGATCAGGATTATCGTAACCTACATGTATATGCATACCTGTAGTTCTTAAATTGAAATCTGATCTGTCTACCTCATGCGGTTGGAATGTCCAAGCATTATATGATACATCACAACCCATATGTTGTGCTTGTTCTGTTTGTAAATCTTCTTCAGCAAATCTAGCTGAAGCTACATAAAGAGGTATCAAATTTTTAGGTTTAAGTACTGTTTCAGATGCGTAATTTTTAACGAAATTAATATTATTTACCCAATCTTCAATATTTCCTACAGGAGGTATTGTAAACTCTAAAGCCACATTATCTTCTTGTAAACTAAAACCTTTAATATCACTTATTGGTAATGGATCTTTTTTAGTACCACCAACTAAACCACATACAGGTATAACTTTTTGTTGTTCTTCAGAATAAAGAAACATTTCAGGATCTGTTCCTAATAGGAAATTTTTAATTTTATTATTGTTCATATTATATTATTTTAGAATAGAATTTTATATCACCACCTCTTTTATTTTTAAACGAATCTATATTTTTAAAATCTTCTAAAATCAATTTTTCTTCTAATATTTTATTAGTTACATGTTCACTACTAACTGTATATAATAAATTACTATAATTAGTAATTTTACACAAGTCTATAACAAACTTTAAATTTGCTTCAGCAAATAATGATATTACATTATGTTGTAAAGTTTGACTTATTGTTAAATTATTAAATACTGCTGTAGAACAATTACCAAAAAGCTCTGTAATTCTAAAATCAATAGAACATACTATATCTCTGCTAAATAAATTAATTTTTTGATCTTTATTCATAGGACTTTTTGAAAGATTAATCTCAAACACTAAGTCTAAAAAATGAGATAGTTTATCTTCTCCAGATCTAACTTTTGTATTAAAATACAAAATATAATCATCTTTAAAAAGTTTATCTTTAAGATAATCATTCATAAATTTATTATAGTATGTTTCAATTATGCTTTTTAAATCATCAGCAATAGGTTTATAAGCAAATGCTCTTATATAATATCTATTTTTAAGCATATTATTCAACTCTTTTAATGATTTATCTTCATAATCAATTACTTCTTTTTTTGATTTTTTACCATCATTAAGTAGTTCATCTATGGTATAATGGCTTATACTCGCGCTTGGTTCATTTTCCATTTGTTGTTTAAAACTTTAGGTATTTCTAAAAGATATTTTTCCAGAGTTGTTTCACCAAATGATGGTGCTGAACAACTTTCAATTACAATCCATTCACAAATATTTCTTAAATTACCTTTAGCATCTCTAGCAGATTGAACTTTAACATCAAATCCAGCTATATCTAAACCTAAAGAGTGTAAAGATCTAACACAATCTTTGACAATATCATTCCAATTAACAGGTTTGTCAAAATCTGGATTATTTTCCATAAGCCAAACACAATTATCATCATGTCTTTGAAACTTTTTATCTTCTGGAGTATCACGTTTTAACATTTTACGACAAGTGTAAAAACAACCATCTTTGGTTACATGTAAACGATATTCTCTAGTATAACTATAATATTTTTCAAATATATAATTACTAAGTGTTTTACCTCTCATCCATGCTTCTAATTCTTGTTGATTTTTAACTAATGAATTACCTTCCCCACGTGAACCATGTAATGATTTACAGATGATTGGGTATGGTAAATCAGCAGTCATAATTCCTCTGTTAATCATACCATTAGTGTGTTGGACAAATCCACCGCCTGCATATGTAAACCAATCAGCAGTTTTAACTCCTGCTTTAGTAAAACATTGTTTCATTAGAAGTTTACTAGAACTATTTTTAACTGATTGTACACTATTACATTCAACACGTTGTTTATCATTTCTAACAGTAGTACTACCTAATCTAACTATACTTCTAAAAGGTAATAAAGGTAATCTTTCACGTAAAGGGAAATGACTAGGATGTCTTGTTAAAACAAGTGTTCTAAATCTAGTTATTTTACTTTTTTTAATTGAATTACCACGGAAGTCCTGAACCATCTGTGATGAAATCTTCTGAGAGTTTTTCAACATCTTTTTTTGATTTAACGGCTTTCTTTTTAGGAGGGTCATATTTTTTTAAATTTTTAAATTTAACAGTTATTAATTTTTTCAAATCTTCATCATAAATCACAGCCAATCTGATTAATCCTTCATCATCAGTCTTTAATAATTCTTTAACAGTATATACATAATCTGTTTTAGCTAATGATTGTTTTACATTTTTAATAGTTACTAAAGTACCAATATCAATTTTTTCTTTTTTCTTAGGAGGATTTACACATTTACTTAAACTATCAAAATCAGGTTTAATAAACTCAACATCTTCAAAAGCAAACTTAACATTTCTACCAGATTCTTTATCTAAAATTTCAACAACATCTCTAATAATATTATCCTTTTTACAAAGATGATTAAAATGTATTTTGTTAATTACATATTTTTTTCGTTTAGCTTTATGAGCTAAATCTAAAACTTGTTGTTCAGTAAGAGATTGATTATCTCTTTTAACTTGTTCATAAGTTTCATCAAAAGAATTACTTATGAACATAGACTTCTTGATTGAAGAATAGCTAAATAATTTAGATGATAATTTGTAATTTTTAATTTTAACAAAATAATATTTTTCAATAACTCTTGTAATACTACTATTACCTGTTATAGATATTGCATTACCTATAACAGGACGTTTAATTTTAGATACAAAATTATATCTATAACTATTATCATCAAAACTTTTAGGTTCTAATTTTAAAACATAATAATTATTTTTAGCAAGAAATTGTATACCTAAAATTGTTTCTTGAATTTCATTTTTATCTGTAGAAAGTTTATTACCATCATAACCATAATAAATTTGAGAAAACCTTAATCCTGATTCAGGAATTCTTGTAGTATTTCTTGGAAATCTTTTTCTTTTACTAAGTGGTTTAGATTCATAGTTTAATTCACCAAAAGTAAGTTCATATTTTTTAAAATCACTTATAAAATCTTTAATTAATTTTTTATTTTCTATTTTTTCTTTATCCTCTTTAGCATCAACTATTGGTTCATATTCAAAACCCACGAGTTTTTTTACTCTCATATACTTTGCGAAAGGATCTGGTTCTATATACGACGTTGCCATTAAAACATACTTAATTGTTTATTTATTATCATATTTATCTCTTTATAACATTCTTTAATATAAAAATCATAATTTATATTATACTCATCAATCTCTTTTCCAATAAACTTATTAAATATTATTACTTGAAATCCTTTATTAATTATTTCTTGAGTTCCTTTTTCATAATGTTTTATGAAACTAAACCCTTTATTAGATATGTAATATCTAACGTTTTTTTGTTGTTTTTCTTCAATTATCTTATCTTCATTAATAAATCTTATAGCACCATAATCTTTACCTCTAAACTTTTGTCTACCACAAAAATCATATATATTAGTATGTTCAGCTATTGTTTTTTCAACAGGTACACAATTAACAAAATATTCTTGTAAAGCTAAAGGAACGATTCTAAACGAATTATCTTTATGATAAGCAGGTTCTGAACCAACTACTTTATTAACTTCAAATCTACCTTTAGATTTAATCTTACTATTAGTTGTTACAGCAATATAATTATTAACATCACCTATTATCATTTTAGAATATTCAACATATTCTAAAGTTAATTTAGTAGCATTTTGCCATTCTTTACAGATTTTGTAATAAGAATCAACGTATTTTTTATTAATTCTAACAGTTATACCATCAGTATTAATTTGTAAAACAGTTAAGTCTTCAATACTATCAGTAATCCAATCAGCCAACATGCTTAATAATAATTGACCATTAACTGTAATAGCCATTGTAAATTGTGGATCATATAAAAAGCTATTAATATCGTTAGATTTCAATTTGTTATCTTATAAGCTCTTTATCTTATAATTCTGCAATTTCACATTATTATAGTTGCAGTTCAGACTATATCTTCATCCTAAAGACTATAGGATGTTGGATGTTCGTGGATATATTATATTCTAAATAATAACTGTACTTCGAGTTATACTACATGAGATTGGATTTGACCAATGCCTTTTATTATTTAGTTTCAATATCTAGTCGTTACACCTTTATTAATTATTTAAATTAATAGTTGGCTCGGTATTGTCCATTTCTGGAGTTTCACCGAATTTATCCAATTTTTCAGCATCAATTACTTGATGAAGTGGCTTATAACTAAAATATAAGCTTTTATTATGCAAATTTATTTTTAATTATTTTTCAACCATAAACGCTATTAGCAGCTAATTTAAATCCATCAGATAATACGGAATTGCCTTCAGATTTAGCTTTTAAACGTAAATTAATTATTTCTTGATATACATTTACAAATTCTTGACCTAAATGGTCTATGTAAAAGTTATTAGTTATAGCTAAACTGGGATATAGGCTGGCCACATCCGCATCAATAATCACATAATCATCATCTGATTCATAAATTCCAGATTTAATACATCCATGTATTCCACCTGTACCATAATCATACTTAAAACCTTTATGTAAAACAGAGTATTCTATACTACCTTTAGTTTCAGTTATTTCTTTAGATTTAAAATAATTTAATACTTTTTGGAAATTTGATGATTCAAAATGAATGTTAGGTAATATAACATCATTTAAAGCTATTTTTGAGCGATTTGAGCGTAGTTTTTTAACTTCATAAGGCTTACTACCAGTTTTATCACAATAAAGCTTTAAAATCAATTGTTCACCTATTTTACTATCAGACCAATTTAAACAAGGTATATTGAATTTTTCACTCAAAGATTTCCTTAAGTTTATTTTTTCAATAGACCTTTTGTAAAATTCAAAAGTTGCTAAAACATCATTCAAATTGTACTCTAATATTGATTCTACAGCTTCATGAGGTATGTTTTCTTGGTCATGACCAATAGACATTTCCATAACATTATGAAAATTCATGCTTATTTCTAAAGCTTTTAAGCTTGTAGACCTTGCTTTATTGTTATAGTGCCATATTTTGTATAAATCTAATTGTGGTATTAATACTTCATTTAAGGATATTGATATAATACTATTAAATCCTGTTTTTAAATTCTGTTCTTCAATTAAACGTTGAGCATCATCATAAATTAATCTTACAATATCTTCTGCAGGAACGTTCTTAAAATAACCATTTTTATAATTATTCATTAACCTATGAATTATAGGATAATCAAAATTTACATTATTAAAACCTATTTGACCTTTACAAGTATTCAAATGATTCATTAATGAGTCTAGATTATTAACTTTTTCATGTAATACAAATTGTACTACTTCTTGGGTATCTACATTTAAACCAGTATATGTAAAACATGATTTTAATGTTTCAATATCATATACCCAAAGATTTCTATTTTGTTTCGCCAACTTTATTTTCGTACTTACTTAGTTCTTTTTCTAAGCAATCAACTATTTCTTTTATATCATCCCTATCAAATTTATCGTATAATATTTGTTTAATATTCTTAAATGTAATGTTTTCACTTTTAACTGATTCTTTATTTTTATCAACACCATTAATATCATTATATTTTTCTGATATAGGATTATTTAAAATTGTATTTATAACTAATATATTTTGTTGATATTTAATTATGCTATAAAAATTAGAATAATACTGATAAAAAAAGCTAATATATTCATTAATTTTATTCTTAGAAAGACCACTACCTCTTGACCAATGAATTTTTAAATAATGACTAAATACATCAGAATTTTCATTTCGACCTTCATATGTATTTATATCATATGATTTTTTATTAAATAATGTAATTAGTTCATTAAATTTATTAGGATAAGAAATAATATCATGAGCTAAAATATCAATAATTTCTGAATCTGTAAAAGTAGAACTAAAATTAATAGAATTTAATAAATTATTAGTATCTTTAATTAATTCTTCATTATATATAAATCTAGAATTAAAATGTTGTTGAAAGCTAGGTAAGTCAATAAGATTTTGACTTTCTACACTAATATTATAAACCCCCACATTATACTGTGAATAATTTAATTTTAAAAGATAATATGATATATCTTTATCAGCATGATTGAAAGCTTCAGTATCTGAAATAAAATAATGGCTACCTGCTCCTATTTTTTTTGCAATTATAAATTTTTTCATAAATCGGTATTTAAATAAAACCATCACACTCTTTTTAGAATGTAATGGTTTAAAATTAAGTTGTTGAATTATTTGGATTAATGTTTTCTAAAGATTCCTGTGCAGGTTCTTCAATTTTAGGTAAATTAGCTAATTGTTGTTCTTTAAGTTTTTTAGATAAAACATCTAAGAAGGCTTTTTTATATATTCCTCCAATACGTTTTTTCTTATCTTTTTGAGATTCTTCCCAAATAGCTTTTAACTCTTCTGGAGTATGTTTAGAATATTCTTCAGTCTTTTTTTCGTAAGCTTCTCTAATATTCTGGTAATCTATAGGTTTTAATTTTCCCATTTTATTTCTTTTTTAGTATTAATTAATGGTGTAATAATAAGTATTTGAAAAGTTTGCCATAATATTATGCAAAATAATATTAAGAAACGATCTCCATCTTCATAAGTTGGAATATCAATAATCCACTGAAAAGGATTTGTAAAATCCCAAATAATAAATGATTTTATAAAATATACTATAAAGTATAAAATAATAGTTACGCATAAATTTGTTATAAATAATTTCATATTTTTAATTTTTAAATTTGTTTTGTAGCGGGAGATGGATTTTATTTAATAAATTTTTGGTAATATAAAATATTTTTTGTATCTTTGTATCATGAATAGTAAAACAAAAGGTAATATTTCAGAAGCCGTAATACTGGCTTTTTTATTAAAATTAGGATATTCTATATCAATTCCTTTGTTTTTAATTTTTAATTTTATAAATTTCTTTAATTGTTAATTCACCATTCATTAATATAGAATTGTATTGATTTATACTACTTTTACTTAATGAATCAAATGTATCAGTTTTAAAATAAAAACTAATAAAAGATAATATTGTAAATTTTTTATATATCTTGTATTCATAGTATAATAAATATATATAATATATTTTAATTATTTTTACTTCATTTGTACGTTTAAATACAAAAGGTTTAATTATTTCAAGAAGTTTCATGGTTTTGAATTGTTTTAATTATATCTTCAACATCTTCTTTATCATATTTATCATTAATGAGAATATCTCTTATTTGATTTATATTATAAGAAGGTAATGGTTTAATTTCTGTACTTTGAACATTAGTTTTCGACCAAGGTAATAAATTTTTTACATGGTCAATATCTAAATATCCATCAAAAGAAGCATCTATAACATTTTCAAAGTCTTTACATGTAACATTATAATACTTTTCATTAGGATATTTTTCAATAAAACATTGAAAACAAAAATTTTTAAAATCATTTAATGATATATATTCTAAATTATTATCATTAAAATCAGATGATAATAATAATTTCAATCTTTTATAATAAATATATATTTCAAAAGAATTTAAATTAGCTCTACTACGAGTTGACAGATCATTAAAATTTCTTCTATAAAAATTAATATATTTAATATTATCTAACTTTGTTTTTATTTGAAAACTTTTCATTTTTTAATTATTTAATGTTAATTGTAGTCCCACCCAGAATCGAACTGGAATTAGAAGGTTAGAAACCTACTGTTCTATCCGTTGAACTATAGGACTGTTTAATAAAAACCAGGTTTGCCATCAGCCTAACTGGTCTTTTATTTGGTAATAAGATACAACAACTGGTCAACCACCTCTATTTTTATTATATTCTCTTTCACACACTTTACAAATTCTTCTGCGAATCTTACCAGTTATTCTTATTCTGGTATTTTCATCATTGAATTCATGTCCATTTTTACAATGTGTTAATCTAGCATTTTTAGCACATGCTCCTTCTCCTCTTAAAATATTCTCTTTATTAGATATAGCTTCTAAATGATATGGATTTATACACAAGCCATTTCTACACAAATGGTCTATAACTAAATTTTCTGGGATTGGTCCATATTGTTTTTGATAGGAAATCCTATGAGCAAGAATAAGTTTCTTACCTTTAAGTCTTCCATAAGTAATTTTATGTGTTGTTATTGTTGGACCTTCCCAAATAACACATTCTGTTCCATTATACATAATTTTTGTCCGTTGTGTTGTTGTAATAAGTGTATAAAGATATGACTACTTTTAACAATATGCAGGAATTAAGGTAACCAAAAACTTAATTGCAGTCTGTTTACTTTATACTTTTGTGGAGCCGAAGGGAGTCGAACCCTTGTATCCCTTATCCTTATTAATAATTTTCTACAAGTTTAGTATAAGTTTATCGTCTAATACAGACTATCTTAAGGAGTTACCCCTAACAGACTTAGTTTATCTCTAATATTTTTATAGTTCTAATAGACAAACAGATTTGGAACTCTCCCTAAATTAGGCTGCTAACTCTAACTCTACAGCTTTAGGAGCTGTTGTGAACTGAATCACTTTTGCAGAAGCATTTTTTACAACTGCAAGGACGTCTGCACGTGACCCTACTTCGTTGGTGATTAACACTTTGTCGATTAAGACTCATAACCATGTATTAAAGTGATAGATTACATCTCACTACTTGCTTGTTATTAATTATACAATAAGGGTCATTCCTGGCGGCCCCAATCCTTTTACGATTTAGATTTAACTAATTTAATATGTTTTTTAATCCATTTGATACGTGGTTCAATTTTATTATATTTCCACCAAAAATTACCTTCTGCGTAAATAAATTTATGTAATACGGATGGTTTATTATTTTCAACATATTTTAGTAATAAATTTCTTTCATCTAGATTAATTATATTTATAATATATAAATTACTTATCCAAATACATAAACCACCTATAAAATGCTGAGGATAATTTAGTATTAATTCTAATAATTCTTTAATTGTTCTTATTTTCATGTTTTAAATTTTTAAATTGTTGAGCTTTCTACAAGAATCGAACTTGTGACCGTCTGATTACAAATCAGGTGCTCTACCAGCTGAGCTAAGAAAGCAAAAAGCCCAGGATTACTCCCAGGCTCATTTTTTATTTATTATGCGTTTAAAGCTATTTTACGAGCTTCTTGATATGCTTTAATCTCAGCACCATTAGTGTGAGCTACAAGGATATCCTGAGCATTTTCATCCTCAGTGAATTCAGTTGCTTGATAGATCGGTAAACCATTTGATATACAAATAGGAGCATCTTCTTCTTTACCAGCTTTTTTTACAGTATATCCGCTTTTTTCTCCATTCAAATGGATTTTAGCATCAACTGTTTCTTTGCGGATAATTTTACCGCTAATTTGTGTACCAGTAGTTAATTCTGATTTAACGATTTCGAAATCAGAAGCGCGCATGGTTTTTAAAGCTGAAATTGTTTTTACTGATGCAACCGCTGATTTCATATCAACGATTTTTTGTTCCAAACGGATA